TAATATAACTAATAAATATTATAATAATTATTTAATATTATATATTAATAATATTAAATATATTTATATTTTAAGTTATAATATATAATATATACTAAGAATATTATATTTATATTATTTTCATTATTAAGTTCGGTTGATTTAAGAATGAAGCCGCACATTCCATAGAATTATATCATAATTCTTGTTAAATTGCAAGACTATAATTGATTACAATTTGATTACAAAGTAACAAAAACCTTGACTTTTTCTGTTAAATTTGATAAAATACTTAAAAGAAAGGAGGTCTGCGAATGGGTAAGTGTCATAGATGCGATGCTACTTGTAAGTATTTCCCAACAGAAGCCAGTAAGATTTTAGATGAATATTTTGATGCTTATGGTATCAAACATAGAGAGTCTATTTTTTCGTGTTGGTATGACGGACATCGTATTACGGAATATGAAGACTGCGTTAATTATAAATCAAGAAAGGGTAAGGTGTAAGCTTGTCAAAAATTGACCTATTCTATACTCTGAAATTAAACACGTCTGATATTTACGAACAAATTGCAAAAAATGGTTGTGTCGAAACCGATTTTAAAACAGCAAAGAATGCTGGTTGGGTAGTTGCTCTTGGTGATAATCAACTACTAAGATTTATTCGTCAGATTAAGGACAAACCATTTGATAAAGAAAAGGTTCAAACTCTTTATGATAGGCGCAATATTCTAAAGCAAGACAAGAGTTCTAAGAAGAACGCAAGAGAAATTACAAAGATTCAGAATGAAATCAACGAACTACTATTTGTTCCAGACCTCGTGACAGTTAGAACTGACACAACGCAGAAGGATTATAAGCAGCTATGCAAGACTGGATTCTCTGTTAAATTTAAAGTGAATGAGACAGAGTGTGTAACAAAGTATAAGCGTTTATGTGCTGGGGCTGGTCAGTTAAGAAAGAACTCTGCTAACTTTGTAAACGCAGAAATTTATGACCAGTTACTCAATATTATGCTTTGTGGTCTTGATGCAAAAAGCATAGGCAAGATTAACCTTGCTAAATTTGGGGCTTATCTTGCGTTATCCACTTCTGCCACTAGAGTTGTTAAAACACCAAGAATCTGCGTTGTTGACGATTATGAATATCCTTTGAAAGACCAAGTTGTTGATTGGATTTTCAAAAATGAAAAAGGAGAAGACGATATTAGAACCGAAAAAATTGATTTTACAATGAATGCTTTCGACGGCGCTGGTATGGTCTGTCCTGAAATGGCTGAGAGATGGCAACAGGATTTAGAGCTTGACTATTTACCATCTAGTTTTATTGTGAGGGCAGCGTGGTTCAAAGGTCTCTGCTCAATTTTTGACTTTAGACGTTTTGCTCATGAGATAGCACATAAAGATACGATTACGGACATTTATGGGGTAACATATAATATTGATGAAATTGACGTTATAGCTGGCTCATCAATGTTCAAACTTCATAAATGTTATCCCAATTTTCAAGTCTATCAGAGTTACTTTAAGCGTTACGGTCATGTGTTTGGGGTAGCAAGAGTATCTAAGAAAGTATCAAATCAACTTAGTACCCTTAATTACCAATATATTCAGAGCAATGATTTTACAGAAGAGTCAATTAAGAACCTAGCAAATCCTACCATTGATTGGCTTCAAAAAGTAATGTCATGTGACCCGCTTTATGCTTCTCTTATGATGATTGGATGTCATGATAGAGATACACTAGAGCAGATAGAGAACAGCCTTGAGTCTCCAATCGCTAAATGTCTATTATATAATACGGATATATTAAATGATAGCTATGCTAAAAGTAAATTAATGCGTCTAGTTCGTAAGAAGATAGACCAAGCAAAAATTGGTAAAGTTTATGTTGAGGGTTCTTATGATTTTTTGATTCCAGATTTGTATGCTATGTGTGAACACGCATTTGGCATGGAAGTACATGGACTACTGCCTCCAAAATGTATGTATTCAAAACGCTGGGTAGATAAAGGAGCAAAGATTGTAAGTACCCAACGTAGTCCTCTAGTTGCCCCTGCTGAGAATCAGTTGCTTAACGTTTATTCTGATGATAAATGTAAGGATTGGTTTAGGTATTTGGAGTGGGGAAACATATATAGTATTTGGGATTTAACGATTATTAGTCAATCTGATGCAGATTTTGATAAATATTAACTGTCCACAACTAAATTGTGAATTGTAGTGAACTAGCAAATGCTAGGTGTGTGATTGACGTTTAGGAATCGTAGGAAATGACGATTAGCAATCATACTAACAGGGAAACGCTAAGTCTTATGATATGCCAATCCTGTGCATTAAAGCGAATTATAAATTTAAGAGAAAGGAGGTTGACTATGAAATATATAAATATTGACACAGAAGGTTTTTATGATATGAAAGACTTCGATGGAGAAGAGTGGAAAGATTTAGCTGGATTTGAAGAATATTATAAAATTTCAAATTATAGCAGAATCAAAAGAAAGCCTAGGTCTTGGAGGTCTGGACGTAAGGGCGGTGCTTATAAAACTCTTGGTTGGGGTATGGTTAAGCAACGTAGACTAAAAGGTGGATATGTAAAAGCCACTTTATGTAAGGATGGGGATAAAAGAAGCTATTCCGTCCATGTTCTCGAAGCGAAGACGTTCGTACCAAATCCAAATAATCTACCTGTTGTAAATCATAAAGATTTAAACAAAGATAATAATTCCGCAGAAAATCTTGAATGGACGACATACTCTGAAAATACAAAACATTGGATTGAAAATACAGGCTATGACTTTAAGGGACATAAATTTGCAAAGAGATTAACGCAAGAACAAGAAATACAAATTAAAGAATTTAAACAGAAAAATATGAGTATGACAACAAGACAGGTTTCAAATGCGCTTGGTTTTACTTATAATCAGGTAAGAAGAGTTCTAAAAATTTATAATTTGCTTTGATGTTAAACGACTATCCTTTAAGCTCGTCTGCTAAAATAAAGAGCAATAGGAGTAGGGCTGAGTGAAATTCTCAGTGGGTGAGAACCCCTTAAATCGAAGTACTACACATAGAAGATATAGTCTAATCCCCTTGGCATAGCCAGCAAATATCGGGAAACCGAGGGTATAAATGGGTGATATTTCACTTACTTCTGATAATGAATATTTAGTAAACGCAATTAATCCAGATTTACCAATTATCACTTATGAAAAACAGAAAGTGAAGGCTCAAAAAATCAATTTTGATAATTTAGGTTCTTTTGATGTAAAGAGTTTCGACAGTCCTATTGGAGGTATTACGAATCTTGCAAGCAATCTTTATGCAATGAAAGATTTGTTTCCAAAAGATTCTAAAGAGTATGTTGAAATCGAAAAACGTATTCGTCTATTACGTCGGTGTCAGGGAGATGCTATCGACCACGCTAAAGGGGCTGTTTTTAAAAGCTACCCAAAGTATTGGTCACACCGGCAGAAGTATATCCCTATCACTGACGATATGACCGACGAACAGAAACAAGAAATTCAAAAACAAAATGAAGAAATCAAATTCAACAACAGCATTTGCTGTGATAAGAAAACCTACTTTTTTGGTTATGTTTATCCAAAAGAAATGGCAAGACTCAAGCATTATAAGAAAAAACAAGGAGACCTTTGCCGTAAGAATTTTGGTTGTAAACTAAAAGACCTAAAGCAAAAGCAAGATAAAACAGTAGAAGAAAAGCAATTCCTGCGTAATTATTACAAGTATATGCCTCTGTTTAACTCTAGCTGCACGATGAATAATCTGGCTAGATATGTAGAAGATTATGAATTTAAGGAGAATAAATCTAGTAAATATTTTGATTATTCTTGTCTAATGTCTAACAAAGACAGGGAATTTAAGAAGAATATCTGCAAGCAGATTCAAGATGTCATTCATAAGTTCCAGCGTAATTATCCTATTCTTCTAAAGAAGATTGGTCATGACCGTGATTGGGGTATTGAAGATTCTAATACTCTCGGTTCTGATAGAGAATCTTTTTTTGACGGTTTCTTTGATTATTACAAGAACGAACTTATGAATATTCTATCCAATGAAGAAGAACTTGTTGATTATATCATTTATGTTTATTATGAACAATGTAAGTCTGCTGACAAATCTCTTCTTTGGGAACTATATTCAGATGTTGTTCTAAATAATGTCAAAAATAATTCAGACCATTATTATAAGATTGTTGAGTCGGTGGATGGTCAAGAGTTCTTTGGCAAGAAGTTTATTTTACAGGAGGTAGCTAAATGATTTTTAATGAATACGAAAGAGCTGCCGAGATAGACGAGAAGCAAAAATTCTCAGCGGATATTATGACCGATGGTATTCTTCTCGCTAGGTTCTATAGAACAAATGGTCTTAGCAGAGAAGAGACGCAAGAAAAGATTAAGACGATTCTCTTTAAATTAGATGGATGTTTTACTGATAAGTTCAAGGAAAAATCTTTAAGGGACATTATGTCTGGGTTTGATTCTTTTGAACTTATGGATAATGAGCCAGTATACTTTTATAAAGAAGAGATGGATATTATTAAACAGTTAAAGAATAAGACCGCAAGAAAAGTTTTATTCGCTATGTTGTATATCCGTAAGGCTTCTGGCGAGAATGAGTTTGAGGCAGAAGCAAAAGATATCAACAGACTTTGCGTAAAGAGAATTTACCCAAATAGTCTTTATCTAGCATATCACGAGTTAAAAGAACTTGGGTATGTTAAGTATACGAACTTTAAAGGGGAAAATAAAACAGAGATTGTTTATCCTGCTCTAAATGTTCAGTATACTTCTGAGCCTGTTATTGTAATCCGTGATAAGCATAATATAATGAATTATTATTGGAATTATATCGGTGAGGGGAAATTTGCTATTTGTAAAAATTGCGGCAAGATGGTTCCAGTTACTTCTTTCAATGTTGATTATTGTGAAAAGTGTTCAAGGGAAATGTATCTGGAAAAGTTTAATAGATACCATAAAAAAATTAGAAAATAAAAATTTGGCTACCAAAGAATTTTCAAAAAACCTAGGAATGAAGCCACTTTTTGGACTTCTTGCACATTTTCTCTAAATGAATAGGGAAATGTAGAAAATCTCTATTTTACAGACCAGTGAAATACTGGTCTGTTTTTTATTTATGAGCAAGCGGAATTAAACAACCGCCCAAGTGAATTAAAGGAAAGTAAATGATTCAAGTATCACGAGCCGATATTGACGCACTACGCAAGGTTGGTCTTCTAAAAGAAGGTCGTGACCGTAATTATACGGTTATCAACCGTAAAAAGAAAAGTCGTCGTAAGAAGTATTGTGTCGTAGAGGAACCTAAGATTTTAGCATTTCTGAATCGCAAAAAGGAATACTAATACGATTGGGGGAATTGTAGAATGAATTATAAAACTCCAATTCGTAATGATGGAGAAATGGTAGAGCAACAGATTCTACTGTCTGGCAATAACTCCATCAAGAAAAATCTAGCAATTTATCAACGTAAGATTTTGATTAATCAAGAAATTACGAATGAATCTGTCACAGAAGCTATATATTATCTATATACGCTTATGGACTTGGATAGAGAAGAGGGAGTAGAGAAGAGTCCAAAACCTATTGATATTCTTCTAAATACTCCGGGTGGTTCTGTATGGGACGGTCTCATTCTGGTTTCTCTGATTGAACAGATGAAAGACATGGGATATATTATCAATACAACTGCTATTGGTACTGCCGCTAGTATGGGTTTTATTATCTTTATTACTGGTTCCAATCGTTACTCTTATCGTCATGCACAATTTATGCTACATGATATTTCTACAATGATGGGTGGCAAAGTAAAAGACCTAGAAGAATCTATGGAAGACCTAAAGAAGTGTCAAAAGCAAGTGTTTGACATTATTAAGAAATATACTCATATTCCAGATGAGCAACTAGATGATTGGGTTAAGCACAAACGGGACGTTTTCTTTTACCCAGATGAAGCTGTTAAATGTGGTATTGCAGATAAGGTGCTTTGAGCAAGCGAGGACAAACTCTCGCCCAAGGGATTGAAAGGGATAAGTATTTGAATAATACTAAGAATACTCAAGATATTGAAAAGATTGGAACCATTGCTGTGGAAGATATGTCTAAGGAACAACTAGTTCAGCTATTCTATAAGCTGGCTGACGAGGGCCGTTTTGATGACGAAGACATTAATGATTGCGATGGTTGCTATTGTTGCGATGATGACGATGATGACATTGGCGATGCTGTAGACCCTGTTATCGGATTTAGCCTAGAGAACGTTATTGACTCTGAATTTGATGAAGAAGAATTTAACAAAGGTATTAAGTCGATGAGCTTTGTGGCTGGTCAACTGATGGCGCTACAAAACGCTGGTATCAAACCTCAGAATGCTCTTGAGTATCTACACGCTACTCATTCTCAGGACAGTGATTGCGAATGTGCAAAGCGAGTTGCAGAACTACAAGCTGCTGTTAATGAAAAGGCTGAGAAGAAGAATTTAATTGAAAGTAAGAAAAATATAGCTTAAATGCTATATTAAATTTATATTATATAAGTGACTGTAAGCCACATGGATTAAAAGGAGTAAATATTATGACTAGTTCTAGTATCGTAAAGATGATTGCTGACAACACTGATTACACTCAGAAGGACATTAAGGCTTTTCTAGCTGCTGCCGAACCTGTTCTACTAGAAGCACTAAAGGCTGGTGAGTCCTTTAAGATTATGGATGTTACTGTTTCTCTGGTTGATGTTGCAGAGCGTACCGCTCGTAATCTACAGACTGGCGAGATGATGACTGTCCCTGCTCACAAGAAGGTTTCCTTTAAGCCCTCCAAGGCTCTCAAGGAAGCCGTAAAGTGATTTAGCCAAAGATTGATATATTGGTGTTTCTCTACCATTAAGCGAGAGGCTGTAACATCAGGTGAGCCACTACCAATAAGTGTGGAATTAAAAAAGCGGTAACTCTGCCGTGCAAACTATTTCTTAAATTATTAGCGGTTGCAACGCTTAGAATATTGCACAATTGTATATATTCTACCAGATGCTGACTAGACGTAGTTTGTTAAATTGAGTATCGCTGGCATACCGATTAATGTATGCTTATATGTCGCAGAATAGCCTAATCAGGTACGGCGCTTGGTTCATACCCAAGAGATTCTTCGTTCAAATCGAAGTTCTGCACCCAATAACAGAGAAATAGGATTCTCTGTTAAATTTAAATAAAGAAAAAGAGGATTTTCTATTATGCGTTTTTATTCTGATGTATGTCACAAGCTATTTGAATCACAAGAAGAACTAGAAAAGGCTGAAAAAGCTCTAGCTCAAAAAAACAATGAAGAAGCTAAGAAAAAAGCTGAACGTAAGGCTGATGCCGATAAGGTTCAGAAAGCTCACGACGAAGTGTTTAAAAAGTATGACGAGTATTGCAAGCTAGTTGATGAGTTTGTAAAGAAGTATGGTTCTTATCATACTACGATTGACAAGCCAATTCATCTTAATGATGTACTACGGTCTTTTGCGGATGTATTTTGGTTTTAATTATTAAAATTATAGAAGGAGGCTAAAGAATGTCTGAAAAAGTCGAGATTTTTCACTTTGATGATATTGCTAATAGTTATCACGGTGAATCTCTATATTGTGGGCTAAGTTCTTCACTAAGCCTCCAAGTTGATAAAGATTGCACAATTACTGTATATGGGCAAATCAATCCTCGTTCTGGCGAATATTTTCAACTGCAAGTTTTAAATGAAGAGACAATGAAAACTTCTCCAAATATTATTTCTTCTGGAAATTATTTTGTCCATATAGCTGGATGTTATCATGTTAAATTTCAAGTAGAGAATGCTACCGATGTAAATGTCGGTGGTATATTCGGGAAATATCACTATCCGTCTGCGGAAGTAGACTTGGACGACTATGCTTCTATCGAATATGTAGACAGCAAGTTGGGTTCTGCAACGGAAGAAGAATTTAGAGAAATGCTTGAAGAAGTTCTAAATGCCCCATCTACAAGTGCTGTATTTAAAGATTGAAATTTAGTTATTAATGATTTTTCTTATGATGATAGCACAAAGAATTTTAATATTGAATAATTTAAAACAATACATTTAAACAAATGGCGGTTTTCCGAAAGGTTGTAATTAACGCCTATATTGCGTTCCCGCATTTTATATAAATATTAAACATAATCTACATCTTCTAAGATATATCTTGGCTAATTGAAGGTGTTTTTATGGAAATTGATGGTAAAAAGGTTGCTTCTACTGGGACTACTGCGCTTGGTATTGTGGGCTAACACCATATAACCCAAATAGCATTTTTCGTTTTGTCGAACGGATGTAATTAGCTGAGTTTTTATTAAACTCGTAAGTAAAAAATACTAATTATGTTAACGGGGGAGTTTCTAAGACGCAATCCCGTGGGAAGGAATTTATACGATGAAAGAATTTAGAAAAGTTCCTAGTTTAAAGTTTCTATACGAAATCAGTCAGGACGGTATTCTTCGTAATGTAAAGTCTAAAAAAGAGACTGTTTTTGAACCAGATAAGAATGGGTATTACAGATGTACTATCCATAATAAAAGTATTGCTGATTCACCAAAACATTTTCTTAGACATAGACTTGTTGCTGAATGTTGGTGTAATATTCCAGAAAGATTGGAAGATTACCCAATCAATAAACTACAAGTAAATCATATTGACGGAGATAAATCTAATAATAATTGCAAAAATCTTGAATGGGTTCTCCCGTTTGAGAATGTTCGTCATGCTGTAAAAAATAATCTTTGGTATGAAAGTGAAAAATTTACAGAGCAGAAACATGAGAAGAAACCGATTATGTGTATAGAAACTGGCGTTGTTTTTGAATCTTCTTACAAAGCAGCAGAATGGATTTGTGAAACTACTGGAAAATCTGCAAAGTATTTCAATATGTCAAACCATATTCGTGAAGTTGCTAGAGGCAAGAAGTGGAAGAAAACAGCCTATGGATACCATTGGAAATTCGTATAAATTAAATCTGTACAGACTATCTCCTTAATAGGAGAGTAAGGGTTCTATTGACACGAATCTTGAAAAAGTGCTACCGCTTTTGCGGTAAGATATAGTCGATTAATTATAATGACAGTCTTAGGTGGCACCGCTCTTGCTGGCGTATTAGGCGGTAATGGTGGTGGCAGTGGCTCACCTAACGGTGGTGGACTACTAGGTGGTCTATTTGGCGGTGGCAATAACAATACCTGTTATGTTACCGAAAAAGAGTTCTATCAGAACCAACTGGCTGATACCAATATTATGTATCAGAATCTAATGAATACAAATAGTGCTCTGTGTGAACTAAGCCAGCGTGTTGCAAGCGATGAAGTTTCTATCGCTAAGAACTTTGAAATTGCTGCACTAAATAGTGAATGGCAGCAGAAGATGAATGACAAGCAGTTTGCTTGTGTTGATGAAAAGATGCAGTGGATGGATAAGTTTATGAAGGCTTATGTTGATTCTACCACTTGCGACTTTATCAAGGCAAAGCATTATCTGTCTCCTTCTGACCTCGCTGACCCTTACACTAACACTTCTCAGGCAATTGTATCTGTTCCTACCTATCAGTTTACAACTACTGCTTGTGCAGCGAATTACTGCAATCCTTATTTTGTGAGCGGCACTGCTTATGCAAATGGCCCTGCTTACACTAATACTGGTTGTGGCTGCAACGGTGGACTTACTTTCTAATTAAGTTCTAACTAATCTCCATTGTGGAACAAGTATTCCACAGAATAACATTATATACATTTTTACTTATTTTTTTACAAGCGGGTGAAGATTTATGAACTTCACAAATCCAAGTCCTCTTATTGGAGGTATGCGTTCTCCACAGAATGTTATGCCAGTAGATGTGGGAGGAACACAAAATCAATATCAGAATCAATATCAAAGAAATATGTCGCCAGAACAGTGGGAGTATGTACAACAGGTTCGTAGAACTGGTTATGACCCAAATATGATGCCTCAAGTGCAGCAACCACAACAACCAGAACAGTCCGACCCTTATAATGATTTTATTACAGAGTTTAATCAGTGTTCTAATGTAGTTCAGGCGAGTATATTAGAAAATCCTGAATTTAAACAGTGCATGGCTGAATGCGATAAAAAGATTCAGGCAACTATGGAAGCCATAGTACGTCCTCAAGTTATGCAGACACAAGATGGTCGTGTAGCTTTTGAGAGGTTGTTAGCATCTTTCCGTGGTGTCAGAGACCAAGCAAAGCAGCAAGAAGCTCAGAATATGCAAAGAATACAAGCATTAATGAATGATGACGTTGTTCGTAAGCGTATTGAAGAGTTAGAGAAGAATAAGTGAGGTGCTTGCTATGATTTCTGATAAAGAACTTTTTAAACAGATGGCTGACCGTGATGTTGTAAATCTATATCGTTATCTTATTTACCAGCTTGCTGGTGGTACAAGTATTGCCACTTATGCAAGTTTGTTTGAAGATAAGATTTTGGGATATGCTAATATTTGTGTGGATAAAGCCTGTGATTGGCTGTTTGGTAAAGATGTCGGTTGTGACATTGACGAGGCGGCTGATATCGCACAAGCTGTTGTTTCTGATAAAATTGAAGAATACCGCAAACGTGTTAAAGAACAACGTGCGGCTAAAAATGCGTAATAACATTGTAACATAATTGATAGTCCTAATAAATAGGTGATTATTATGAGATGGCCTATCGTGACCGTTACATCACTTGATAGCTCTGGTGCTGGTGTGGACGTATTAAAGGCAAATCCTATATATACCATAGAAAGTTTACCCTACCCGAGACGCTATTATTATTTTGCCTTGCTCATTAAGATTGGTTTTGAATTTAATGACAACAAATCTCTTTTACTGACAGATAATAATGAGGTCAACAAGTATCACCTTGTTGACCGTCTTGGCAATGCAGTTCTTGCTTCTCAGGCTATTGGATACTCTCAGAGCCAGAGATTAATGTACTGTATGTATGACGATGTAAAGAAAATTGTCCGCGTTTTAAGTCCTCTAGCTCCTACTGATTATTATATTGAGGGTTGGCTTACTTAATAATATAATAAGGAGTGAAAGGAATGGTATTAAATAACGGTATTGCCCCATGTGGTACGATGTCAAGATGTTGCTGCTGTAATATGCGGCTTATTTGTGCTAAATCTCCTTACTGTGTTATAAATTCAGGAAGTTGTTCTTCTGATAAGAAACTGGAAGAAATTGAAAATCTTATCCAGCAACTAATTCAGTCACAAACACAAGCGCTTGCTGATTTTGAAGCAAAAGCTACTGCCGCTCAAACTAGTTTAAATACAATTGCTGCTAATATAGCAACATTGCAAACGACTAGTGATAATTTAACGACAACATTTGGTGAATTTTCACAAGATACAAAAACTAAGCTAGATGAAATCTATGCTAAAGTAGAAAACATACCAGCAACTAGTACAACTTCTATCAATGATTTAGATACGCCAATTGATGTAGATTCTTCTGATGTATCAGAGGATGATTCAAAATCACTTGCTGTATTAAAACCAAAAGAAACAGAAGACACTATTTTGGTTGAAAAGAAAGGCTTATTTGGCAAGTCCAAATGGGTAGAACAAAAGAAGTAATTTTAAGTTAAATTTTAGAAATTATAGACTCTTTAGTAGGTATAAATTGTTATACTTAGTAAAGTGTCTATAATATATTGTTATAGACATAATTTGAAATTTAACTTACAGGTGTGCACCCGTATGTGCATGAAAGGAAAACATTATGACATTTGGTAAAAATGCGAAGAATAATCACCTTTATATCTGTAAAGAAGGTGATGTAGTATGAAGTATGAGAAGGAAAAATATTTCTCTTGCTATTCTCCTAATCTTAAAGAATATCTGGAAAGAAATGGTTTTAAGCCTATTACTTCGTTTGTACACATCAGAGAGAATAAGACTTGTTGGGTGTTTGAAAAAGTGCCTGAACTATCTATATATCTTGAGCAGTGGACTCGTAATCGCAAGTAAAGGGTAAATTATATGAAAAACATTGTAAGAAATTTTTCTGTTGCTATCGTAGTATTTGTGACTGCATTTATCACAGTTTATTATTCTGTTGTGTATGCAACAAAGAAACAGATTATATTTGATGGCTCGGATATTCTAATAATTATTTTCTTTGGCTTATTATCTTTGATGGTCGTGTTTATGCTACTTTATATCAATTCTAAATTAAACTCATTCTCTAATGCTCTATCTGACATATCCAATAAAATTGATATATCAGAAGAAAACATGATAAATTTAGAAAAGAGTACACAGAGAATTATATTAAAGGAAGTAAAGGAAAATAGGGAATTTAAGGGAAAAATTTTAGAAAGGATTGAGCATGAAGAGAAATCCGAACAGCAATCGGAGTAAAAGATGGGCAGAAAGAAATTGTCTATCCTCTGATAGATGTGTGTCTTATGTAAAGGATTTATGTGAAGCTTATGGCCTTAAATATAAAATTTCTGGTGATAAGCTTTTTGTGGATTCTGATGGGATTTCCTATCGGGTTTATCCTGACTATGAAAATATATGTATAATTGCAGTTAATAAAATAACTGGTGAGAAAAAATGGTATGATGGGGATTCATGTTGGGTTGATTTTGTACTAGATATTCTCTAATGCTCTATCTGACATATCCAATAAAATTGATATATCAGAAGAAAACATGATAAATTTAGAAAGAACTCTTGACAATTTCTATATATTGTGCTATATTAACAATGGAAGCAAATAATTCCATAAAATAACATAAGGAGATATTGTTATGAATATTCCACTAAGTTTGTTAATTTATAATCCGATTGAAGCGTATACATTAATTTTATTGGGCGATATTATTACAGGCAATGATACGAAATTTAACAAGAAGAGCATTGTGGCTTTATGGGTATTTGGAACTGTTAATTTTGTGATACAGTTTTTGCCAAATTTAGTATATGGTGAAAACTGCTTCCTTTTTGTTTCTTTTATTTCAAATTATTTAATTATACCAGTATCAATGCTATTTTTCTATAATTTGGTTTCTTTTAAAATTAATTATTTTACTTGTTTAATGTGTCAAATAATAAATTGTTTGTTTATATTAATTATAGTAAGTATATTTAATAGTATTGCATATTCTTATAATTTGTTTTGTCCTGCAAACAGATTTCATGAGTTTATTTCTAATTTTGTAATATTCTTCATGCAAATCATGTTATATACTATTATAAAACATAGGAGATTTTACTATGAAAAATGTTGTAAAAATCATCGCAAATAATTCTGTTGAGAAGGCTTTTACATCTTTTAATTATTATCAGCCTAAAATGCCAAATTCTCTAATGGAAAAGGCTATTAACGAAAATAAGAAGGAGAACTAATCCGACTTATATTATTATAGACATTATAGAATAATATAGGGGAGTCGGCTTGTTGGCTGGCTCCCTATTTTTTTGTAAATAAGGAATATTCTTATTATGAATATTTTTAAATATATTGAGAATATATCTTATAAACTTGGTCTAAGAGTGGCAAACCATTTCCATGAGGACAGTGATGGAATTGAAGAGACTCAATATGGTATGTTTGCTATTTTGAGCTTTTTGTTTGAATTTGGAACTGGGTTTATTATATCGCTTATTTTTGGATATATCAAGTATTTTCTTATATTTCAGATTACTTATTGTTTTCTGCGTTCTGTTTGTGGTGGAGAACACTGTAAGACATTTGCTTCTTGTTGGGCAGTAACAAACATTATCTCATTTATTGGAAGTATGATGGCTATTTTATTATCCGTAAATAATATGTTTGTAATGATTGGAGTTATTATTACATTTCTGTCATCTGTTGATATGTTTTATATTATTCCAAAGCCAAGCGAAAATTCTCCTAGTAGAGGAAGTAGAGATATTGAGTTTAAAAGACGTTATATTAAGGGAACTTGTGTGCTAATTTTCTTATCTTGTATTTTGGTGTTTTTTAATATGCAATTTGTTTCTGCTTCTATTTGCTCTGCCTATATTATGTGTTATATTATGCTTTCCAAATATGGAAAGAAATTTATGAATATGCTTAAGTTTTAATTAATTAAAGACCAGAGGATAGAAACATTAAGCTGCTATCACCCATTGTTAGGAGATACAGGTTCTTTGGCTTGCCTGTCTGGTCTTTATTATTTATAATTGTAGTCGTACAATTGTGGGACGCTATAGGCTCTTTGTGTTCTATGATTGTAGGTATCTACAAACTATAAGAGTTTGTAGTTTCCATTAAATAGCCTACCAGACTTAGTTACCAGAAATGATAACTACGATATTTAGGTTATGACACCCTCGGTTGACGCAACAGACCGTCGCTCTGTCGTATATATTTAAGTTAGGTTGGAGTAATAGTAGCCTTGTGATATATACGCTAAAGCCTTTATATCATTGTCGAGTTGAGGTCGGAAAAGCTATGTGGTAATAGTATAGCAATACGCACAACCATTACATAAGTAATGGAGTTATTTTTACGAAAGGGGTGTCTAGTATGGTATATGTATTGAATATTGATGGACAACCGCTTATGCCAACTACTAGGCACGGTAAAGTCAAACATCTTCTAAAAGATGGTAAGGCTAAAGTAGTTAAGCGTTGTCCATTCACAATTAAACTTCTATACGAGACTCCTAATTGCACACAAGATTTAACTCTTGGGGTTGATACAGGAAGTGGCGCAATAGGAACTGCCGTTTCTACCGATGATGGCGAAATAGTTTATATGTCGGAAGTAGTTGTTAGAAATGACATTACTGACAAAATGACTCAAAGGGCAAAATACCGCAGAAATAGACGTAGCAGAAAAACTCGTTATAGAAAAGCAAGATGGCTAAATCGCAAAAATTCAATTAAGAAGGATAGATTTAGCCCCACGATGGTAAGTAAACTCCATAGCCACGTTAAAGAAATAGAATATATCAAATCTATTCTCCCTATAACTACTATGGTCTTTGAAACAGGAACATTTGATACTTACCTTATGAAAAATCCAAGCATTGTAAATGAAAATGTAAGACATTGGGGATACCAAAAAGGAACAAATTATGGGTTTGAAAATACCAAGGCTATGGTTTTAAATCGAGATAATTATACTTGTCAGTATTGCAAAGGTAAACATAAAGACAGTAAACTGGAAGTTCATCATATTGTGTTTCGCAGCAAACATGGCTCAGACGAAGAAAGTAATTTGATTACACTTTGTCATACTTGCCATAAGGCGTTGCATAGTGGTAAAATTAGTCTTAAATTAGAAGGTAAGGTCAAAGGGAATCTAAAATATGCTACACAGATGAATAGTATTCGTAAACAATTATTTAGAATCTACCCGGAAGCAATTGAAACTTTTGGTTATATAACAAAGGCAAATCGTCTAAAACTTGGAGTAGATAAAGAGCATTTTTATGACGCTTGTGTTATTGCAACACATGGAAATAAATTTAGCGTAAGATGCAATTTATACAAAAAGAAATGTGTTTCAGATGGGGATTTTCAACAGACTAAGGGAGTTCGTTCTGAGCAGCGCATTCCAACGTGTAAAATTCATGGGTTCAGAAAGTTTGATAAGGTGAGATATTTTGGTAAAGAATATTTTATAAAAGGAAGGCTTTCTACTGGGTATGCAATACTTATGGATATAGATGGTAATAAATCCGATTTTTCTTATATGCCGAAAGGTTTTAAAACGCCTAAAATTATAAATCTAAAAAGATTAGAAGCTCGTTCATCGTGGATAGTAATTTTTAAATGACATAAAAATAATTGTACGACTATTTTTGTGAGGTGGTCGTATGATTATAAATGATTTAGCAACAATAGCAAATTCTGATTTAATATCAGGAGCTGCAAACATTAGTCAATTTATAAATGTCTATCAAGCGACTAAAGGTGCGACATCATCTCAGTTAAATACAGAGCTAATCAAGCAAAACCAGCATATTGAAAATAAACTTGACGAACAAACGAATATGTTGCTTGAAAAATTATTGTCTGAATTAAAGATTATAGAAGAACAAAATATTGAAATAATTAAACTTCTGGATGGTGGCGTCAAATGATTCTTAATACTAATGCAGAATTAGGCGGATTAGATGCTATTGGTGTTGCAGACACGATTATTGCTTCATTGTTATTGAATTATTCAGAGAAATCTTATAAGTTAAATCTTGATAACACCTCGGAAAATAAAAAGGTTATTTCTCTATTAAACGAAATAAATGAAAATGAAAAAACTATTATTTCCTTATTACAAGGAATAATAGAAGATAATAAGCATTAGTCTTGTCTTATCGGTAAAATAATCCAGACTGAAATAAACGAGTGACGGTTTTGACTCGTTGTAAAAATAAAAATTGACCGAGCGATGATTCACGATATGGAATAAAAGGGGTCAAAAATATTATAGAAAGTAGTGGGTATCAATGGATGTATTGCAAATTATTATTAATATTTGCTCTACTTTTGGTGTGTCTGGACTTCTTTTGTTCTTTGTGAAAAGGCACTATGAAAAGAAAGACGGGGCTTTAAAAGAGGAAAAACAGGAGAGAAGAGAAATTAAGGATGCGATTGATAAAATTGCTAAACAAAACGAAGAGCAGTATGCAATGATTGCATTTCAAAATGATAAGATAAGTTCTCTTTCTGATGACGTAAAGGCTTTAAGAGAACAAGGAAGTCAAAATTCTCAGGCAGACAGAGATATGCTTCGGGATGCTATGCTAAGAACATATCATAACTGTTATGAGGTAAAAGGATGGATTTCTGTTAATGACTTAGAAAGTTTTCAACATATGTTTGAGAGCTACACGGCATTACATGGGAATGGTATGATTCCGAGTGTGCGTGAAAAAATTATGAGTTTACCAACTATCCCTCCTGAGAACAAAACATAATAAGAAATACTTAAATTTAAAGAATGGAGGTATCCGATGTGATAGAACAAGAAATTACGTTGCTTACTAATGGTAGAATTTCTTTCCAGAAATGCGGGAATGGTCTACAGTTTGGATATTCTAAAAATCGTGGTGTATACAGTATAAAAGTAAAAACTTCCGGTGAATGGAATGGTTTAACGATTCGCGCATTTTGGCATATCCCGGACATTAAAGAGCCAATCACCTCTTTATTAGTAGACAATGTTATTAGAGTTCCTGCATTGGTTACTAGTTATAAAGGTGAGGGGAGGATTGTATTTGAGGGTTCCGATGGAGCCAAAACTGTAACGAGTGCAGACGTTCGCTATTATGTAAACAAAAATAGCGGAACCTGTGACGGTACAATTCCAGAACCGGGAACGCCAGCTTGGCAAGAGCTTGTTGGCACTGTAAAGAAATATTCCGATACTGCTGTTGAAGCAAAGGAGTCTGCTAAAAAATCAGCAGATGAAGCAAAACAAGCTCTTGAAGATACAAAAGACGTAAAGAGTCAGGCTATTGAAGAGATTAATTCTTCAAAAACGGCAGTAATCGAAGAGATTGAGAACAAAAAAAAATTATCAATTGAAGAAATTAACAGTGTAAAAGAAGATGCAAAAGGAGAGCTAGAGGCCCTTTGTGATTCTACCCGGGATTTTGCAAATCAGGCAAAAGAAGCCGCAGACAGAGCAAAAGCAAGCGAACTTGCCGCAAAAGACTCTGAATTAAAATCTAAAGAAAGCGAAAGACTGGCAAGTGAATACAAAAATTCAGCTAATGAAAGTGCAAACGCTGCATTAAAATCAGAAGAGAACGCTTCAATAAGCGAATCTAATGCGACCGAGGCAGCTAATAGAGCATTGATATCTGAAAATAATGCAAAATTATCTGAGACAGCCAGTGATAATAGCTCTAAAAAAGCATTTGATAGCGAAACAAAAGCAAAAGCATCCGAAATAAATTCTTCAAATAACGCTGTCAACGCAGAACACTCTGCAATAAATGCTGCGGCATCGGCTGATGCCGCAAAAGGCTCTGAGGACAAAGCAAAAACAAGTGAAATTATTAGCACAGCAAATACGGCAGAAGTAGCCAAAAATCTTGAAACAGTCAGGGATATTAAAGCCGAGATTGACATCTTAGACGCTAATGTGTCGGCTAATGCAGCAAGTTCAAATGAAAATGCGAACAATGCAAGAGTCAGTGCAGAGGTAGCAAAACAATCTGAGACGAATGCTGCATTAAGCGAGGCGTCTGCTTTAGAGAGCAAAAATGCTTCTGCGGAAAATGCTGCAAAATCTCAAAATAACGCCTCTAACGCAAAAAATAGTGCAGATAGCGCAAAAGAAAGTGAAACAAAGGCACAAGAATATTCTAATTTATCTCAGTCCAACGCTAATGCTTCGAGTGAGTCTGCAAGTAATGCAAAAGCAAGCGAAGATGCTTCAAAAAAGAACGCAGACGATTCTGCGGCTACCCTACAAGAACTAAAAGACGGCATTGCAAGCGGCGACTTCAAAGGCGATAAAGGCGACCCAGGCCCGGCAGGCAAAGATGCCCCGCAAATTGATGACACCACCGTGACCGACTCTGCCCCATGGAGTAGCAAGCACATTGTGGACATGCTCTGCCCGCCCATCTCTGAGACCGGCAACCCTGTTGTTTGCTACCCTGTGGAAAATTATCCGCTGGGTGTGACTGCCAGCTGGGAACCTGTGCAGGAGGGCAGCGGTGACCCAAGCCCGGACAACATCCGGCCTATCAAGGGGCGGGATGCGGTGAAAGTGGAGCGGTGCGGGGAAAATCTGCTGGACGAAGCGCGTTTTCCAATCTCTAAAACTAAAAATCATCTTATGATAACCTCTAAAATGACGTTGCCTGCCGGAACTTACACGGTTTGCATTTTGTCAGTGGCAAATGGAGTCTACGCAGACGGAGCTGACGTTAACCATACATATGACTCCAATAAGCACACATTCACACTTGCTAGACCGACCGCAGTACAGTTAAAAGCGTACTGGATAAACGAACGGCCTGAAAAGGAGGAACATATTTGGCTTGTCAAAGGCAATGAATGGAGAGCCTACACACCTTACACCGGCCAAACCACCACCCTGACCCTGCCGAGCACTGTCTACGGAGGCACGGTGGATGCAGTGACGGGAGAGGGGCAGGAGACGTGGAAAATAGTAACCATTGATGCTAAAAAAATCAAATTCTCATCTTCTGGTAATGATAGATTTTGGAATTTGCCGTACCACACAGCAGATGGTGTAACTAGCGCATCTAAAACTATATGCAGCCATTTCATTTCCTCTAAATTTTCAGCAAATGAACCATATGCGTTCTTTTTCACGCACCCAAACCGTTTGCAGAACTTGTTCTCAAGTGTAGATGAGCTGAATGATTATTGTGCTGCACAATATGCCGCAGGAACGCCTGTGCAGATTGTGTATCAGTCGCTGAAAGAGCCTGAACCTTTCACCGCCACAGGCGCTCTGCCTATCCCCGCCCTCCCCGGCGTGAACACCATCATGACCGACGCGGACAGCGTGACGGTGACCGGCAGAGCAGACCCCATCAAGCGCATCACTGACCTTGAGGATGCTGTGGCATCAATGACCAACACATAAGGAGGTACATACATATGGCAATCAAAAGCAAAGCCCGCCACGACCTGACACTGCGCTCCATCAAGCGGGAAATTGCCGCAGGGCGCGATGTCGCGTTCTGGCTGGATAAAGCATATATGCACTACGACAACGGACTGCTGACGGAGGACGATATCGCAGAGGTGGAAGCCCTTGCGCAGGCGTACTACGATGCGCTAGACGCGGAGGACAAGGCGAACTCTGAACAGCAGCAGACTCAAAGGTAATAGGAGAAGCCATTAGGGAGCTAAAGTCTTCTTGCGTTACTGGAATTTTACAATCTAAATTTGGAAAGATAATGTTGACTTATGCTGACGGTTATACATCCGAGATAGTGATTTATGCCGTTCTTGCATAATTTATAAATAGTTGTTTTAATTAAACACATATTATACATTTTGTTAAATTATAGAATCACTTTTAACAAATAGGTGATTATTATGACGGTAAATGAATCGAAATTTATTATTCAGAAATTAATCAAGTATTCTATGGAAGAACTTGAAATGGCAGAACATTATCAAAAAATGATGGCCCACATGGAAGATTCTTCTGCGTTCTCTAAATTTAAAGAATTTGCGAACCAAGAACTTGCTCACCATGAATACGATTTTTCAATGGCAATGTCTATGGCACAGAAACTAAAAGATGAAAATGAGATTGCAGATGTGGACGAGTTTATAAATGGTATTTATAAGCAGAATCAGACACATTGGAAGGAAAAGATTGTTTGGAAAATTGCAAACGCAAAGCCAAAAACCTCTCGTTAAATGATGCTGGGCGAAGGGACTAGAGGTCGTTAAACAGCGACGATAAATGTTAAAGGTGTTGGAATAATACCACGGTATTATACAGTATCTTTGATTTTAAATGTTTATTGCTATGGCAACTATCCATGAGTAGAAATGCTTGTGGATAGTAACGATGGCAATAAAGTCATCGTGGAATTAAAGGAGTCATTTGGAGTGAAAGGAGTACACATGGAAGATAGTCTACTTAAATGTAAAGACGAAACCGATAAGGAATATGGTTTGCGTTTAGCTATGAATAAAGATATCTATGGTATTAGCTGGACTAAGATTTGTGACCTTATGTTTGAAGCAACTGGCGTAAGAAAAGACGAAAGTGCTTATCGTAAATATTATATGGCGTTCCTTGATGGAGTTGATTATCAAAAGAATAAAGACCCGTCTGAACAAATGGACGAGTTAATGAATAAAGAGCTAGATATTAAATTGAAAACTGTCAAAATGCGTGATTATAGAGCGGCTCTCAACCGTGATGTTAATAAGATTGCTCGTTTTGATATGCTTAAACAAGATATTTCAGACTATGTTATTAAAAACCATTTGGAGTTTAATGATAATAAAAGTAACTTTTCATCAACCGAGAAGAGTGCTATTTTGTGCCTATCTGATTTCCATTATGGTATGGTAACTGATAATTATCTTAATAAATACAATCCTGAAATCTTCCATGAGCGCATGACCAAACTTTTTGACGCAGTTGTTAAGAAGATTTATTCTGAAAAGATTGGCACTCTGTATGTTATTAATTTAAACGATGCTATTTCTGGATATATTCATAATATTATTCGGATTGAGAATCGTAAAAATATTATTGAACAGGTAATGGAAGTTTCTAATGCTTTGGCAGAGTTTCTAAACGGGCTTTCTCAACATTGTAATATTGAATATTATTCTGTTATTGACAATCATTCTCGTTGTATGGCTAATAAATATGATAGCTTGCAAAATGAAAATTTTTCTCTTCTTGTTGACTGGTATCTAAAGGCCGCTCTGCGCTATGTACACAATATTCATATCAATGAGAATGAATTTGATAATGATATTCTAACATTTAATATTTATAACTGGAATTATCTAGGCTCTCATGGGGACAAAGATAGCATTCATGATATAGTTCAGAATATGACGCTTTTAACCCATAAGTTCTATGATGCGATGTTTATTGCGCATAAACACCATGTGGAGTCTAAAGAAGTTGATGGAACTATGGTTTTTATGAATGGTTCTCTTTGTGGCACAGATAATTATGCCAAGTCTTTGCGTATTACTTCTCATCCCTCCCAGACTATGTATATTGTCACTCCTGATAATCCTTATGAATCTATAAATATTATCCGTTTGGATTAAGGCGGTGGTTACATGGCTATTGCTAAAAAAGGGAAACAAATCGGAGAAGAGACGAAAAAGAAACTGATTTGCATTAGTTGTGGCTGTGGAGTTCAAAATAATTTCAATGCCACAAAAGATGAATATCATAAGTTCTTTAATAAGATACCATATTGTAAGGATTGTGTCAAGTCTATTTATAAAGGATACTTGGTAAAATACAATGGCAATACAAACCTCGCTATTTATTTTACTTGTAGAAAAATTGATATTCCGTACATTCACCAAGCATATTTGGCGGCTATGAAAGAATCTCAGAATGAAAACTCTGTGTTAAGTGGAGAAGAAAACCTATTACCAATTTATCTAAAGAATCTTGCATTCGCAGATAAAAATGGTTGGGGTTCGAGCTTTGACGATTCTCAGGGTGAAAACAATATCGAAGGTCTTAGTAACTACGATGTCTATACAAAGATTAAACGTCCTAAGAAAGTTACTGGCGAGCTTGACGATGACGATAATTATGAAGATATTGAATTTAGTACAGCATATTTGCAAAGTGTATGGGGAAGATTTGATAATGATGACTTAGCATATCTTCAAAACGAATATATGGATTGGGAATCTAAACTGGGTCAAATTGACACCAAAGATATTGATATTATTGTTAGACAGATTTGTTATCAAACTCTTGATATTAATAAAGCTCGTGAAAATGGTGAAGATGTTACAAAGAAACTAAATGCTCTAACTTCACTTATGAATAATGGTGGCTTACTTGAAAAACAGAATAGAGCCGTGCAAAACTCTAAGGTTGTTGGTCAGCGTATTGAAGATATTGAAACATTTAGACCTGTTAAGAAAGCCGACCCTGAATTGGCAGATGTAGATAATGTTAATTTGTTATTTGATGCGTTTGCTGGTTGTACTGCAAGGGCTTTGGGTAAAAATAATAAATATGTTGAAAAATTTGAAAAGGAGTTTGAACCTTGGAGTATTGATATAATTGAAAAGGGTAAAGCTCAACTTCTTGGAACGGAGAGTGATGAAGAATGTCAGAGTCAGACAAAATCACAATCCGAAGACTAAAGAAAAAACGTGCTACACTTCAAGAGCAATACAATGAAAATTTTGAAGCATGGGTTGGATATTGGAGAGCGAATCCTCAAAGATTTATTACTGAATATCTAGGTTTGCCATTGTATGATTTTCAAAAAGTTTTAATTTGGGAAATGAATAATACAGCAAACTATATATTTATAGGAAGCAGAGGCATAGCGAAATCTTCTCTGACGTTAGACTTCTGTTGCCAAATGGCAATTCTTTATCCCGGTCTCAAAATTCTTGTTGTTTGTCCTGTTAAATCACAGAGTAAACAATTCGTTAAGAAGATTTACGAGTATATGCGAATGAGCAAGAACCTAGAACAGGAAATCAAAGTTGATGAGATTAAGATTGGCGTTAATGAATGTCAAGTTCCGTTCAAAAATGGTTCTACAATTTTTACTGCGACGTACAGCGAGAACGCATTGGGCCTACGAGCCAATATACTAATTGTTGACGAATTTGTTCGTACAGAGAAAGAAGTTATCACTCGTGTTTTTGACCCAATGCTTTCCGACCCAAGAAAACCAAGATATCTTGATTTAACAAGAGAGCAGCGGGCAGAAGAATACAAACACGAAGAGTTAAGAAAGATTTACCTATCCTCAATTAGACGTGCAGATGAGTGGTCTTATAAGACCTTTGAGGATTATATAGACTGGATGACAGATGGCAATAGAGATTATTGCGCAACAGTTGTTAGTTATGCTCTTGGTGTTAAAAATGGGTTTATTAGCAAAAAGAAAGTAGAGGACACTTTTAAATCCAATCTGGAAAATATTAATATTTTACAGGCAGAATATAACTGTATTGCCGAGCGTGGTACTGGTAACTCTTATTTCACATATAAAATGATGGATAGAGTCAGAACTAACTCCAAAGCATTCTGTTGTATGTCTGATGAGGAATATATTCGGTATAAAGATTGTAGAGAAAAGTATCCTTATTATCAAGAAAAATTACCTAATGAAATTAGGCTACTGTGCATGGATGTTGCTGTTATTGAATCTAGCAAGAACGACAATACTGCATTTTTTATTATTAGGTTAATTCCTGATAGTGGAAGATATACAATTATTGTGCCATACGCAGATAGTATGCACGGTCTAAACTCAATCGCTCAAACTAAGAGAATGAAACAATTATTTTATGAGTTTGAATGCGATTATATGATACTTGATACACAAGGCGTGAAATGTTTGCGCCAATTATATAGTAATATATAATTAAGTATTGCGGAAGAAAACTGGAAGGCTGGGATGCCAATCAGAGTGGAAGTTATATAATAATATATATAACACACGCAACGCATAGAGATTGAAACTATTTATAGAATATAACATCTCCAAGAGTCCGCAACTCCTAATTAAATTTAGGATGAAAAGATATGCTGAACTAATACGAATTGTAAGTGTTAGAGTTTAGAGATAAAAAGCTCTAAAGATAACAAATGAGGTATTTCTATTTTTGACTATGCCACTACAGAAACCTACGATGAAAATCGTGGTGTTACTTACCCTGCATGGACAGTAGTTAACCCAGAAGATATTAAGATGGTCAACCGTACAATTGACAGAAATGCAGTTCCCGTAATTTATTCTGTTAAAACCCCAATCCAGTTAAAGTCTGCTATGTTTAGTAATATGCGTGATTTGATTACTGATGGGCGAGTTAATCTACTTGTTGATAGTCAAGAGGGTCTTGATTATATGATGAAGAACTATCAGTATTATAAGATTGAAGACGAGGATTTAAAGAAACGTCTTATGAATCCTTATGTACAAACTAATCGGCTTGTTGATGAGGCAATTAGTTTGGAACAGGTGGTTACTCAGGGCTATATTAACCTAAAGGAAAAAGCTGGGAATCGTAAAGACCGTGTTATGTCTTTGGCTTATGGTCTTTGGTACGCCAAGTTACTAGAAGACCAGTATATTAACAAACAAGAAACTAACAGTCTATTAGATTGGACGTTCTTTGGTTAAATTATTTTTATAGAAAGCGAGGTGAGATGTTTGCCAAGAAAAAAGAAAACTGAACAAGAAACGTTGTCTGAGAAACAGGTTAATGATGTTCTAAATGCGTATGATTATTTCATGAATTTTTCTGATTCTTACAACCGTAGTTATAGAAGCGCCGATTATAATACACCCGACGCTGTTAATAGACGGTTAAAGGATATTAATTTAACACAAGTAGACACAACTGTTACAGAAATTGAAAACGCTCTAAAAAACGCAAAAGATTCAGAAGAAATCCTTTCTAATTATGCCCAGACGCTTGAAATTACAAATATGTCTTTTAAGCGGATGACACAATATCTTCCAAACCTAGCCGCATTTAACCTTACTTTCGACCCAATCAATGTTACAAAAGAATCTGAACTAAAGTCTAAAGAATTTAAGAAAGACTTGGCTATTGTAGATGATTTTTGCAATAGATTCGATTATCGAGCAGAATTTGCAACTGCTTTGCGTCAGTGTTTTAGGCAAGGTGTAATGTTCGGAGTCCTTCGTGATGAGGGAGATAGATATACTATTCAAGAGCTGCCTAAACAGTTTTGTAAAATTACAGGTCGTTTTGATTATGGATACCTATTTGATTTCGATATGAACTGGTTTATTAATATGGATGGTGTTGATATAGATATGTATCCGCCAATCTTTAAGCGTATGTTAAATCGTATCCAGAAGAATTTTGCTAAACCATACGACCCTGCAAGACGCTTACAATCAAGAAACACTGGGTTTGGGCATTGGCAACAAACGTCTCCTGAGAACGGGTTCTGGTGCTTTAAATTAGACCCTGAACTAGCAACTATTTTACCTTATTATTCGGGTATTCTTGGAAACGCAAGTTTTCAACCAGTTGTTAGAGGTCTGCAACAGGATAAATACTTTATTGATGCTTCTAAAATTTTGGTTGGTATCCTTGGATTTAACAAGGAACAGAAAAGTGGTCAAGTTGCTAACTCTATTAATATGACCCCTGAGATGATTGGTAAATTTTTAGGTGTTGCTCGTAAAGGATTGAATAGTCAGATTGGTTTGGCTGTATTGCCTACTGATGATGTTAAGGCAGTAGACTTTAGCACTTCAAACACTAATTCAGACGTTGATTATGCAAGTTCTGTTGTTAAGCAAAGTATTGCTTCTAGTGAAGCTCTATTTGGTACTGAAAAGCTGAATAGCCACCAGTCTAAACTTGCATCCGCAATTGATAATAACACCATTGAAGCGCTTTATCCAATGTTTGCTAATTTCATGGAGTTTTTCATCAATCAACGAACCACTAAATATAAGTTTAAAATTCGTTTCCATGACGAAAATGTTCCAGACCAAAAGGCAGAACGTAAAGCACTATTCAATGATTTTTCTAAGATAGGATTCGTAGATATGCAACTCGCTGCTCGTTGCAACGATATGAATATTTTCGAGTACACAAGGCATCTACAAATTTCTAAGAGTTGTTTTGATGTAAAAGGAATGATTATTCCTCTAAATCAATATCTGGCTCCCCCTGTGCAAACTAGAACTGGTACTGGCACAACAACAAAACCACCAGAGAATCCTCTTACTAAAGGTAGCGTTGGTAGACCACCAAAACCTGAGAGTGATTCTGAGTCTACGGAAGCAAGTTGGGCTAGGGGTTCTAATGAACTCAAACAGGAATTTAACGAGTAAACGAGGTGATATAATTGGCACTATCTAAAGAAGTGATTAAGGCTCTAAATAGCTCTAATGGTCTAACTCAGTCTTTAAATGTCGGTCAGGCTATTTCTGACGCTATTGATGAATGTGGCGGTTCTACTACCAATGTGCAGAACGTCACTAATGTAATTGATGCGCCTAAGATTGCGCACCACGATAAGCTAGATGGTAATGTTACAATTGCTACTCTAAAGAGCGCTTACAATTCTCTAGTGGACGACCTGATTAAGGCTGGTCTAATGGAGTAATAATATATGTTAAATTTGACATTGAAAGGGGGTGACATGAGATTGGAGAATAAAAGTTTATATTTCACATTTGGTATTGACGACGTAAATGTTATTGAAGATGATGATAGATTTGCTATCACTAAGATTCGTGCATTTGCAGAAAAAGAGAATAGTCACACTCAGCCAATTTCTTTCGATTCTCTTAAAATGACTGCTAATACTATTTATAATGTTCCTGTTGTAGTTGAGTTCACTGATTGGAATGATGACGGTATTGGTACTCACTCTAAGGCAGAAATCCCGGTTGGGTTTGTTTACTCTGAAAACAATCCTGTCACCTTTGAATATGATGAAGAGCGAGACAAGAATTTCTTGACTATTAAAGCTCTTATTTGGAAAAACTATTCTAAAAATATTGTTGATATTATTCATAGTTCCAATGACAGAAAGAAAGTATCTGTTGAAATGACCACTACTGATTATCAAGATAATGGCCCATTTGATAAACCAGATGTTTATAGCTGGAAATATCAGGCTATTACTATTTTGTCAGACCAAGTTGCAGAGGCTTGTAAAGGAAGCAATGTTCAGCTTATGAAATTCTCTGAGGATAAAGAAAATTATATTAAAGAAAATTTTGCTGACAAAATTTCTATTGATAATTCTAAAGAAGCCGCAACAAGTGGCGAGTGGTCTAATCCCGGTCAGAAGCTATTCAAGCCAATTACAGAAGCGTCTAACGCAAAGTCTTTGCTAAAAGAAGCATATTTAATTGGTGATTTCTCCGACAATGAGTATGAAATTACGAAATTCAAGTATCCACATCACGTTGTTCGTGATGGTAAACTTATCGTTCATAAAGATGGCTTGCAGTCCGCATTTTCTAGGGCTGCACAGCAGGGAATTGTTAAAGGAGACGTGAAGTCCCACTTGCTGAAACACTATCGTGAGCTTGGTTTGGATACACAAAATTTTGCAGAATTTGGTTTCTCGCAAGATGAGTTCAATCAGTATTTTGCAGAAGATTATAAACAGGACGAGGGTGAAAACGTGGAAGAAGAGAAGAAAGTAACAGAAGCCGAAGTCGCTGAGACCAAGAAGGAAGATGAGACTAAGGTGGAGGAAGCGGAAGCAGCAGAAGAAAAGACAGAGGAAAAGGTTGAAGAGGCTTGCGAAACCGAGACCATCACAGAATCTTGCGAAACTGAAATGGGCAGTGACAAGAAAATGGCTGACGATGAAGACGATAAAGATGATGATTCCGATGAGCGTCATGATGAGTCTGACAAGGACGATGATGACAATAAGGGGAATATGTCTCTTGAAGAAGCTATGTCTGAAATTTCTAATCTAACTGCTGAAAATGAAAAGTTGAAAAAGGATAATGAAGCATATATGGCTAAATTTGAAGCCATGTCTGATTATGACGAACTAAAGGCTTTTAAGTTTGCAGCGGAAGAAAAAGAAAAGCAAGAAGCTAATATGGTTAAGATGTGTGAAGTCCTAGACGAAATCTCTGAAAAGGGTGTTGAAATGTCTGAGGATGAACGTAATGCTTATATCGCTAAATTTAGCGAATATGATAGTGTAGCCGCATGGAGTAACATGGTAAAAGCCGCAGAGTTTGACCGAGTTAGTGCTCCCTCTGGCAACATTCACAAGATTGGTCTACCTTATGGAGAGAAGAAGAAATCTACTGGTTCCATTTGGGAAAATTAAAAATTATTAATTTTAGGAGGAAATTTTACTATGTATGATGTTCTAATTAAGAACGGCTATGCGGCTCTAAATGTTGATAACTGGAACCGTACTGTCGTATGCGAAGAGGACGTACCCAACGGTGCAGTTTTTGCTCTAAGTGAGTATTCTACCGATGCTGATAGCAAGATTGTTTGGAAGGCTGGCAAGCCTACCGCAGACGCAAAGAATCTATGGATGGCATCTAGCCCCGAAGTCGTTATTACTACTCTACCCGATGGCACTGAGCTAAAGGGTATTGATAACAATATCCGCGACTTCGTAAATATCAAGGGTCATCCTATTGATGCTTTCAAGCTAATTGAAGACGATGTTCTTACTATTGTTCCTAGCACAGCTAATGCAACTGCAATGGCTACTGCAAAGTTCCTAATTCCTGATGCTACTAAGTTCACCCTAAAGGCACAGGCTGAGGCTACCGCTCCTACTGCTGGTATGTATCTAAAGGCACTGGGTGCTACTACCGCTCACATTGGCGATGGCAACCTAGTTAAGAAGGCAGTTACCGCTTACAAGTTTGTTGTCTGTGTAGCTTGATGATATTTTAAGAAAAGGAGAATAATACTATGAATGAGAAGACTCTAGCTTTCTCCGGCGATATGACTGCCGAAGTAAAGATTAAGGATTATTTTAATGACTATGCAAAGCAGCGTGGTCAGTACGACGGCCCTGTTGACACCTCTATCTCTTTTGCCGAGAAGGAGAAGAAGATTAATGACCTACTGATGGCAGAAGTTAAGAAGCTATCTGGTCTGGATTTCAATAATTCTTTTGCCTCCATTGAGATGATGGCTAAGAATCCCACCTTCCAGTGGGCATACATGGCCGTTATTGATGCAGCCATTGATATGGTTCTACCTGATTTTGTAGACCGTACTACCAGTGTCTACACCGAAATGCGTAATGGCGCTATTGGTGATAGCTTTAAGTTTGATGTTGAGTCTAACGACCTGTTTATTGTCTCCAAGGCTGGTCGGAATCAGCGTAATACTGAGTTCCAGCGTGAAGATATTGGTCAGCGTTCCATCATCCCCTTCAACCACAATATTTCTGTTTCTTCCAATAAGTACAAGGCTCTGTGTGGCAAGGAATCTATGGCTCGTTTCCTGATGAAGGCTGTTCTGTCTATGGAAGCAGAACTAACCAAGGAAATTGCTCTAGCATTTGCTACCGCCATGGATGATGTTAAGGACAATGGCGCAGAGGCTCTACACGTTGCTGGTCTAGCGGACAAGAGCGTTATTAAGCTAATTCAGACTGTTTCTGCTTATAACCGTGCTCCCGCTATTCTGATGGGTACTATGAGTGCTGTTCATGACCTACTTCCTCAGTCTGCTAATCTGCGTATGATGGTTGATTCCGATTACGTTCGTGTTGGCTATATCTCCAACATTTATGGTACTGATGTAATGGTTATGCCTCAGTATGCCGATTATGCCGCTGCTGACCAGTACAAGCTGGCTCTGCCTGATGATAAGATTTATGTCATTAGCCCCTCTGCTCAGAAGCCTGTTAAGCTGTGCCTAGAGGGTGCTACTACCTCTAACACTGTTGATAGCAATGCAGACGCAGACCTAACAACCAATACTACCATTAACAAGAGCTGGGGTATCGGTGTCATTACCAACGCTATTGCTGGTGTCATCACCGTCAGCTAATTGATTGTTAAATTTTGAATAATTACCCTACTCTTTTGGGAGTAGGGTATATATTATTCATAAGGATTGAAAGGGGTATAAAATGGCAACCAATACACAGAGAATTGAAAACCTTGAAAAAGGTATGTCAGAAATGCAGGGTACGCTTGGTCAGATTCTTGCTACACTACGCGGTTTTTCTACTTCCTCTGCTCAAAATGAATCTGTTGCAGTTGCACACGAGGATAACCCATCCGAAGAAGATTATACAGAACCAGAGGACGGAAAGAGCATTCGTATTCGCAGTCTGTTTAATGGGACTCTTAATCTTGCTTATGGGGATAGACGCTTTGTTACTTTTAATAAGTACGGTGACGAAAATCGTGTGTTATATCGTGACTTGATTCAAATTGTGAATATAAATCACAAGTTTGCGGAAGAAGGATACTTTGAAATTGAGGATGCAAGTGCTGTTTATTTTCTCGGTATGACTTATGCTTATAACAATATTATTAAGTATAAGGATATTGAAAATATTTGCAGTTATTCCGATGACAAGGTAAAAACCTTAATTGAGAACGCAAGTGATTATCAGAAAAGCCTAGTAGCAAATCGTGTTGCTCATCAGATTGTTGATGGCAAGAACGTAGACTATAACAAGGTTAATTTGATTAATAAGCTGTGTTCCGTAGATATTAGTAAGCGTGCAGAGTCTATTCGCTCACTTGCTTAAATTATTTTAAATAAGAAAGGCGGTGAATGGGATTGAACAATATTAGTTTATTTAATAATGAAATAGAAAATAAACCTGTTGAAGAACCAGACGCTCCACCAGAGCAAACACAACCTTCTGGTACAAATTTTAACGAGATTTATAAATTATTTTTAATTTCATTACAAGATTATGAGCTAAAACGGCTATTTAATGATAGTCCAGAAGCAGCCGATGATTTGCTTATGTACTTTTTACTAAGAGCTATTCCGCTTTTTATAAATTGTCAGAAAGATATTGAACAATATCATCAAAATGAATTAGGGGAATATGAATTTAACGACACACTGACATTAACAGAAAAGACTATTCTTTCAGATTTAATGGTTCAATGCTGGCTTGACTTTATAATTTCTGATACTACTCAACTTGGTGGTTTACAAGATACTGACTTCAAGCGTGAATCTGCTTCTAATAATTTGAAAGAGAAAGCAAATTATGCTGATAGATGGCGAGAAAAAGTAAACCAGAAAATTATAAATTATGGTCTAAAGAACACCCCATTTGCTGAGTGGGCGGTGGGAAACTATGGACTTTAATGGAATCAATTTTTCTGACAAAGAAATTCAAGAATATAAACAATCTGTAATAAATAAATTATTTGCAATTCTTGGAGTTTTTGAGGATTGCGAAGCTATAAATGATTATTCTGGGTATACTGCTTACATCAAGAGGTTAACAAGGGAATTTAATGGGCTGTACAATATGTTCGGTATTGTAAGTTTCCTTTCTGTTGTTAGTATTCTTGAGGGTTCGCAAGTACCCATTGAACATTCAGAGGTTAAAAGACTAGTATTCCATTGTATCTCTTTGGTCAAAAAGGCTAGGTGATATATATGCCATACTATGATACTTTTATGAATGTCAATAAACACCCTGCTCAAAGGTGGAGAAATCAACTTCAAGACACAGTTGATAAGGTCTTTGAGAATGCGTCCACATGGTGGGACGATGTGTGGGAAGAGAAAGAATTTGGTTCTGATGCTCTTGAGACAATTACAACTAATGAAGAAAAAAGAAAAGAACTATTTAATAAAATAGATATCCGTATTACATCACTTGTTGATGCTAAAACCGGTCAGCGTGTAAACGATGACTATAAGAAATTAATTTATAAAGATTTGGATTATAGACCAAAGCTAGGACAAAGGTATTTCTTCGACGATAATATCTGGATTATATATTCGCGTGATAATATTCGTAAGAGTTCATCCAGCGCTTATGTTAGACGTTGTAATAATACAATCAACACTCTAGCAGAGGACGAAAAAACAATCCATCGTGAACCATGCTATATTGAATATAAAATTGTTGAAGACCAAATTTCTACATCGGAAGTTATTGATGTAGCCAAAGATAAAATTGAAGTTGTTTGCCAGTATAACGATTGGACAAGTCAGTACAGAATTAATACTCGTTTTATGTTAAACGGTGTAACATATAAGATTAGACAGTTTGTCAATTTCTTAAATATGAATACATTCCAAGATAATCCGGGGCTGTTAAAATTCTATGCAGACTTTGAAAATTATAATGCGGCAGACAATCCTAAGAATGATTTGGCTAATGACGACAAAGAGCCAAAGGAACCGGAAGAATTTACTATTCTTTTAAATGGCTCGAAAACATTTGTTCTTGATGGAGATAACTATACGTTTGAATGCAACAAGGACAAAACAGTATCTAAAGATTATTATTCTTTTACATCGACAAATAACAGTTTTAGAATAAAAAACTATCATCAAAGTACCAATCCTCTTATTGTGAATTGTTACCAAGATGGCGCACTAATAAAAACATTTAATATTAAATTAGGAGGTGTTGTATAATTGTATTACGAAGAGCTTAGTCCTATCGTTTTCGCAGTTATTTATAACAGATTTCTAAGAAGTGAACGTTTGGTTAGGCTGTTGACTTGTTACAAGCGAAATACATCTCCTTATCTTGATAAATCTTTTGACGAAGAGATTGAAAGAATTGGTGGGTTAAATAATCTCGTTTATATGGGTCAAGACCTAGACAAATGTACAGATGTTCATATCTATCCACTAGAGCATATACCAGATGCAAAATTAGACCAAAAGACTTATTTAACTGTAACTCTTAATGGTGGTTACACTACAGAAGTTGAGCAGTATAAAAGAGTTATTGTGTGTGTTGATGTGGTAGTACACGATGAACAAAGCGTTATTCTGTCAGATAATCCCGACTATCCGATAGCTTATCGCCTTTATGATATCGCGCATGAAGTTGATGCAATCATTAATGACAAAAGGTTGGAGGACTTTTCTCCCGGACGTATGTGCCTGATAGGTTTTCAGCGTCGTTACTATAATGGTTATTTTAATGGGCTACAGCTTCAATATCAACTAACACTAAACAGCACAATTGGTTGTGATGGTGGTTCTACAAATCTACTACCTAAATTTATTCTAAAAAATTGAACGCTTTACAGTTGTATAGCGGGAGACCGCTAAAATTAGCAGAAAACGCATATGTAGAACACCCAAAAGTTAATAAATTATTTAGTGACGTTGGGGAAAAAGATGTTTATAGTGAATACATGAAAAACTTAACCCTTATTATAACTCAGTCTAAAGATATCGCTGATATCCTGTGGGTGGAAAATAAGATATGGTATGAAGATATTAAAAGCGAATACGAGTTTTTCATTCAAGAATGTCTGGCAGATAGCACATCAAAAAATGTTTTTATTAGAGACGGCGAAGTAGTCTCAGAGATGGATGATGAGTGTGTTGTTGTAAACAATGATATGTCTAATGCGCTTAATTATTTTCTAAATTTAGATGGCAAATGGATTGTATTAGGCAGAACTGTTGGAGAAAATACACAAATTTTTCTTTTGAGCGTTAAATGTGAAGATGAAAAGTTATATATAGAGTCTGATTCTGTCAAGTTTAATGAACAGACTTATCATATATTGGTGGAATATCTAAGAGAAGTAAACTGGATTCATCCAGAATATAAATTTCTTAAAGGCGCTACCAAAAAAGCAAAGAAAATAATCTTACAAAGAAGTTATGAAGAAAGAGAATATGAAGCAAAAAAGAACAAAGGCAGAGACAAAGAGGAAGCTAATTTCCAAAGTATCTTATCCTGCCTTGTAACCTTTAAAATATTTTCTTATGATGAATTGCCTAATATACCTGTGTATGTAATTTATGATTCATATTTTAGATATGTTAAGGCTGATAATTATAGAAACACAATGGATGCTTTGCATTCTGGGTGTATCGACACAAAGAAAAACCCGATTGATATAAATAAGATTCATTGGTCTTCTATTCTTGAAAATAATTGATAATTATTATTTAAGGAGGAAAAAATATGGCAACTGTTGGAACCCCTCGAAACTTTGTTGTGCAGCAAATCTTCGAGTTCCTACTACAAGATACTACCGATAAGTCTATTATCGGTTATCTAAAGCATTGTAAAACTTCTACCCTAGAAAATACCGTTGAAATGGTGTATCCTAGCGGAGGCAGAGGTAATGTATATATTGGCCGTGGCTTTTCTCACAGCCGCCGTGCAACTCTGAATGTTGAGAGTGCAACTTGGAATACCGAGATTATTGCAGCTCAGAACGGCACTGATGTTGTTACTGGCGAAACCACTTATACCAAGTATATTCAGATTGACCTAAAGGACGCAACTTATAGTTACGACCTTCCTGTTCCTGCTGTAAAGGAACCCGGTCAGACTCTATATATTGGCACTATTTATGGCACTCAATCAGATGGTGACTACGTTAAGGTTCTTACCGAAGACGAGAGCGCAAGCGAAGGTAAGTTTGCTTATACTAAAGAAGTTACCGAAACTTCCCCCGCACCGGCAAAAATTACCCTCGCTGAAAACGATGTCAAGAATATGATTGAGACCCTAGGCTGTACTAAGCTATCTATGGCATATACTGTCAAGTCTACTGCAACCGCCCAACGTATCGAGATTAAGAATGGTACTATGCCTGACACTGTTCTTGTTACAGCTTATGGCCTAGTTGCAGACATTTGTGATGGTAAGCTATATCCTTGCGTTATTCACGGCATGGCACAAATTGATGGCAACTGGACTTGGGAGCTAACAGCAGACGGCGACCCTGCCGTTCAGAACATCTCTATGGAGTTTGTTTCTGGCTGTGCTTCTGATGACCTGTATACTATCACTATTGATACTGATGAAGAGTAAGTCGTTTTGTTAAATTAAATGTAGGTAACGTTTTGACGTTGCCTACATTTTTTATATTTAAAAGGAGGAAATTATTATGATGGAAGTTCTAACTCCGATTATTGTCAATTTAGTTCGGATTATCATTGCTGGTTGTTTTGCTTATCTATGCAAGGCGGTTATCCCCTCTGTCACCCCTTGGCTGAAGCAAGTCGGTCTATATCAGGTGGTAAAGTATTTTGTAAATGCTGCCGAAAAGATGGCTGCTACTAGCCAAATCCCTAAAGATACCAAAAAGCAATGGGTAAAAGATATGCTCGTAAAGGTTGGTATCAAAGACAATGCTATTATCGACGCTCTGATTGAGGGCGCTGTTGAAGAGCTAGATAATCAGAAGGGTAAAGTTGGGGACGCTTTTAATAAGTAATTCCTTGTTAAATTTAAAGGACGAAAATGAAACATAATAGAATTTGCGCTTATTGTGGACGCTCTTATTATGTTTGTCTGTCTTGCGTTTCTGTTGGTTCATATAAGAACTCCTATTGTTCTGAGGATTGCTTTCGCAGAAGCGTAATGGACAATAAGGGCTTTCAACCAATAATTATTGAAGGAGAAGAAATGAAGACTTTACTAAGAGGCAAACTCGCTAATTCTGATATCTTTGTTGATATTGTAGGTTATGACCTAGAGCTTGGCAAATTTGACTGTCATGATGGGGTTACTCGTACTCCTGACGATTTTAGATATTTCGTTATCCCTTGTGATGAAATGAAAAATATCAACAAGTATGTGTCTGAACTTAACGAGAAAAAGGTTAAGACTTCTGGTCGTACTTCTACCCAGAAGAAGACTGAAACAGAAAAGCCGAAGCATGAAATTAAGCCTTAAATTGTAGAATACTCGAAAATGAGCTATTTATCCGTATATTTATGGATTTTTAGCTCATTTTCATTTTTAGATGTATGACAATGAAAGTGAAATTTTATTGCTAAATAAAGTGCTGTAAACACGGGGATTTTTAAGGGTGGGTTGTGGTTGTTTACAGACTTTTGGATTGAAAGGGATAAAAACATGGAGAAATGTTTCAAACTTTATATTAAAGATGTTACACACGAGCGGCTAATTGGTGTATTTGATTCTACAATGATTAATGTAAAATCGTTGTATCATTGTGTTGATAATCAAGAAAATAGTTTCACACTAACATTCGCAGACGATACTATTGTAGAATATCTACAATTTAACAAGAATATCATGTTGCGCTTTATTATTGTTTATGAACAATATTGTTTTAATCTGCCTGACCCCATGTATCGTCTTGAAAAGTATAGCACAATTAACTATTACCTGTCAAGAACTATTATTCCAGATGGGGTTCCATACTGGGATTTAATGTTGAATAATGTTGTTAAGAGTAGTCGTAATGAATACTTCTTTACAGAAAATGGCAAGAAGCCGGAGATTAACATTGATGAATGTTGGAAAGATTTTTGAACAGAAGTTCAAAGAGAGCATTCCTAAAGATGTAGCAGTAATTAGACTGCATGATAGCGCAAGTGGTTTTGGACAAGATAGTAGGTCAACAAGATTCTCTATGAAATCTCCATTTGACTTTATCTTGTTCAAAACTCCTTGTATGTATTGTCTGGAACTAAAATCAACAGACAAGAAAAGTTTTTCTTTTGAACGTGAGAAACCAACGAAAGAAAATCCTACTAAACGAGAAATTCATTGGCATCAAATTCAAGCTCTTACTGAGTATAATAAGTATTGTAATTGTATATGTGGTTTTGTGTTAGACTTTAGAAATGATGGGACTTATTTCTTGAGTATTAAAGATTTCAATAAATTTAAAGAAGAATCAGTTAAAGTTTCAATAAATATTCAGGACTGTATTGCGTATGGTGCTGTTCAAATAGATAGAAAATTAAAGAAAAAATATTATAGCTACGATGTAGCAAGGTTATTAGATAAGATTGGAAGTGACGAAATTGGGAAGAAGAACTGTATATAATAGAATTTATACAGAAGAAATCTGGGCAAAGGTTAATGAAGACAATAAGAACTTGTTGAAAGATTATCTTGCTTATAAAACTACTGGCGGTCGTTCTCCACAGACGATTTATCAATATGAACAAATGATTCGTCTATTTTTCTGTTGGAATTATTTGCATAATAAAGATACGTTCTTTGTGGATTTGAAGAAGCGGCAACTTGTTAGTTTCTTTAATTATGCAATTACAGAAATGGGATGGTCTAGCAATAGAATCTCTACTATTAAATCATCTCTATCTTCTATGTCAGATTATATTGAAAATGTTCTTGACGATGAGTTTCCTGATTTTAGAAATATTGTTGTTAAACTGGAAACTCCTGTAAAACAGACTGTTCGTGAAAAGACTGTTATGAGCGAAGAGCAGATTCAAGATTGTCTTGATAAACTAGTCGCTGCTAAACGATATCAGGCTGCTTGTTATCTTGCACTTGCCGTTAGTTGCGGTGCGAGAAAAGCAGAGCTTATTCAGTTTAAGGTAAACTGGTTTACTGATGAAAATATTGTTTATGGCTGTATGTGGAAAACACCTGAACAGATTCGTACTAAAGGGCATGGTAAACAGGGCAAGTTGCTCTATAAGTTTACCTTTATTAAGTCATTTAAACCATATTATGAGATGTGGATGAAATATCGTAAAGAAAATAATATCGAAAGCGAATGGTTGTTTATTGTGAAAAATGATGATGACACTTATCGTCAAGCAAGTATTTCAACAGCAGATAGTATTTGCAGAACAATCTCAGCCTTTATGAATACGGATTTCTATAGTCACTGCTGTAGGCATCGTTACGTTACTATGATGAAAGAATCTAAACTGCCAGACGATGTTATTATTGCTCTTGTGGGCTGGGAAGCTGGGTCAGGAGGGGCTATGTGCGCAACTTATTGCGATTTAGACACCGCCGACACACTTGGTGATTATTTTGATGAGAACGGTATTAAGCAAGATATTAAAACTGGTACTCTGAATGATATTTAAGGATTAAAGGAGTTGAAATTATGACACTAAAGACTGTTATTGATAAACTAAAGCAGCTTCAAAACAAGTTAATTGACAAAGAGGCTCTTGATAGTTGGCTCTTTGAGAATATCAATATTACTAATTATATTTCTATTGGCAATAAGTACGCTTATATCCACAAGATTAATAAAATTTTCTCAGAAGAAATTGCTGAGATTCTAAACAATAAACTAGATATTGAGCTTGTATTTATGCGTTATGATATGCACGTCCTGTTTGATATTCTTCTTAAATATACCGATATTGAAGTGGCAAAGGAGGATAAGTCTCCTGAATATTATGATATTATGGTCGAAACTGAATTTGACCGTTATCTAAAACTAGCCATTGGTAATGATTGTGTTAAATTTATGGATGCTTTTGAGAAGGCATCTGGCATTAACGAAATTAATACTATGAATATTATTAAGGGTGCTATTGATAACAACATTACTCAGGACAAGATTGATGCCCTTGATAAAGTATTTAAGAAACTAAATACTAAGAAGAACAAAGATTTCCTAGAAGATGTAATGGCATATTCCCACCCTGCTGTTAAGGAACTAATGGACGGTATGCGTAAGTCCGCTATGGAAGAGGCTAATAAGAAAATGAAGGAGAAATATTCTAAGCCGGACGGTGATTCAAATGGCAAAACAAACAGTTGATAATAGGAAACTGCAAGATGCGATTGGCGTAAAAATAAAAAGAATCCAAAATGGTTTTTATGAATCCTACGAAAGAGAGGCTAGAAATATTTTAATGGCTATCGCTCAAGAAGGGGTCAAAAAAATTAAGGAATATATAAAAAAGTATTTTTACGATGATACTTCTGAATCTCCTTATTATGAAAGATTAGCAGAACAAGGCGGTTTTTTAGCAACTATTAGTTATACTATTATTGACAAACATGGTATGCCAAATCAAATTAGAATTTACTGTGATTGGGACAAGCTCAAACGTGTCATTCGTCCGTATAGCCCCGGTCAAACTCCACAATTTGACGCTCACAACGGTTTCGATAATAAGAAATTTACAGAAGGATTGTACGACTACATAATGGATGGCACTTGGAACTCACCATACGGCAACCCTAGAACAAACGGAATTGGAGAGGGTGTCAACGATGAACTTTCTAATCTTCTTACTGGTAGAGCAAGACAAGAAATTGCGGCTTATATGAAGAAATACTTCAAAGATACTACCATTAAACACCGTGTTGCTGGTGGCCTTTCTGTTAGCAGAGATACAAAGAGACATAAGAAATAAGGAGGTGGGTAAATGGCACAATCTCAAAGTGATATTTTTGATTTTCTAATCAATCCGCAGTTTGATACATCCTCAATTGACGACTCGGCAAAAACTCTTGAAAAGAAAATGAAAGAAGTTGCTGGTAATATATCAAATGAACTTATAAAAGCATTTGGTAGTTTGCCGAAGGGATTACAAGGCTCTGATTTTGAACAAGTAACAAAATATGTTGAATCGCTTGGTGGCAGTATTAAAAGAAATGGTAGTGTTTTTGTGTCTACATTTAAGGATGCTGCTGGCAATGTAGTAACACTAAAACAAAATGTATCAGAAGCCTATGATGTTCTTGAAAAATATTGGGCTGGTAATAAAGCAAATCAGAAAATCATTCAAAATTTAAGAGACACTAGTACAACCTATACAGGTTCTCAACAAATACAAGAACAGCAACAATTAGAACAACAGATTATTAAATCTTTGCAAGAGCGATATAGCTTAGAGGGTAAAATATCAGATGCAAAAGCAAGCGGAAACAAGATTACAGAAACTTATTATACGCAACTAAGAAATATTGCTGTTACAGAAGAACAACAATTAGAATCACAATATAAAGGTTCTCAAACACGAATAAATTCCGTAAAACAGCAGTTGTCTCTTGAACAACAACTGCGACAACAAAAGGCACAATCTACTGCGGAAGAAAATAAAGCTGTTGAGGCCATAAAACAATACGCAAAACAGTATCAGACTGTCAAGCAATTAGAGAGCAAAGGGCAACAAAACACTCAGGCTTATACTGATGCTAAAAATGCTTTACAGCAGCTAACAAATACTTTAACAACGTATGGTGTTCAAGTTGTAACAAGTTCCGATGGTACAACAAAACTTGTAGCACAACAAAATTCAATGGCTGACAGTTCCAATAAAGTTAAAGCAGCGTTGGACAATGCCAATGGCAGTTTAGTAAAAACTGATACTGCACAAAATTCCCTATCACAGTCTATTCAGTCTAGTGTAGAGAACTTTATTAAATATCAGGTGGCTATGGAAGCCATCAACAAAATCACTAGCGAATTTACATCTGCAATTTATGATATGAACGAAGCCATGACACAGGTTCGTATGGTTACAATGGGTAGCTATGAAGATACTGTGGCATTAGCTGATAGTTATACTAAATTGGCAAAGCAACTTGGTACTACTACGACCACAGTTGCAGAAGGTGCAGATGCTTGGCTTAAATGTCTAGGTCAAATAAAATCTCTCTAATTGCTGGAAAGTCCTTAGAGCTTTGATAACCAAGTTATTATAGTAATATAATAATGGCTGAACTAATCATTCAGGCATGGTAAAATAATCGAAGATTGGATAATCAGCAGCCAAGATTCTTAAATACTTATAATAAAGCTATTGAAATATTTTAATAGATATGATATAATATTTAAGAATAAGGTTCATCGACTAATTGTAAGGGCGAGTGCTCTGAAACGGGAGATACCTTTATGGTAAAGATATAGTCAGAACTATATAGTAATATATAGAAAATCCTACATGGAATCTTTTAATAAGTAGCGATTATTAAAAGTAACAAATTGAAGACAGGGTTATAACGCTCAAGAAGCAATGGAGATGCTAAAGCAGTCAACTACGTTGGCTGTTGTTGGTCAATTGGACGCAAGCGAGGCGACTGACCAACTTACTGCTTGATTTTAGGCAGGGTATATAGTGATATATACAATAATTTATTTCTTTAATTGACGGGAAATTCCTTAGAGCTTTAACAACTAAACCATCATAGAAATATAGATGGCGGTGAGAATAATTACCTCAGTATAGTAAAATAGTTAAAGATTGGATAATCCGCAGCCAAGATTCTTAAATATTTATTAAAACTCTTTACTATCAAAATAATTTATGATACAATATTTAAGGATAAGGTTCAACGACTATTCCGTGGCATTCAAAAGATGCAATAGAAGTAGGGCGCAAATCGTTAAGCGTAGGTGAAATCCCTTTAAATCGAAATGGGAAACTCTTCTTTATGAAGATGAAGATATAGTCTATTCTCGCATGAAAGTGCGAGTGTTATTTATAGAGTTATGTATATCTAAGGTGGTGTTTTGTATATTAGTTTCTAAAATGGTATCAATTTTATGTACTGGTTCTAATGTCAAAAGATACAAAAGATTGGGATATGACGCTAAAATAAATGAGTATATTCAAGTAAATATTTCTGATGTATCAAGATGGGCAAGATGTAGTGTTAATGTAGTATGTGATTATTGTGGAGCAAATTACACTGTCGCATATTATTCTTACGCAACCCACAGAAAAAATTATCCAAAAGATTGTTGCAGTAACCAAGATTGTATCAATCAGAAGAGAAAAGAATCTGTTATGTTTAAATATGGAAAAGAATATGTCTCTCAATTAGATTTTGTGCGAGAAAAAGTGGTTGCAACAAATCTTGAAAAATATGGAAGCGTATGTGGGTTACAGTCAGACGAAGTACACAAGAAAACGCTTGAAACAATGCAGAAAAAATATGGTTGTAATCATCCAATGCACTCGGAACAAATAAAGAATAAGATTAAAAATACTTGTTTAGAAAAATATGGCGTTGAGAATCCGTTATTGAAAGAAGAAATTATGCAAAAGGCAAAAGCAACAACTCTTGAAAGATATGGGACTGAATATCCAATGCAAAATGAAGAAATTAGAAATCGTGCCTTAAAAACAAGAGATGAAAGATATGGCATTAATGGAGTAATGACTTCTTCTGAACAAATTTATTTATGGAAGTTATATGGCGGTGAAATAAATGCTCCAATGTTCGGATATTTAGCGGATATTTTGTTTGAAGACGAACATATTTATATCGAGTATTCTGGTTCTGGGCATAATATTCGTGTAACATACAACAAAATGACGCAAGAAGAATTTGATGAACACGAAGAGTTGAGAAGAAAGGTCTTTCTTGATAATGGTTATAAAGAATTTGAAATAATTTCAAAGACAGACAAACTTCCAAATGATAATTATTTATATAAAATTAAGAATGAAGCATTTACAAAGCTAAAAGAATCAAATTGTGTCTATTATGGAATAAATATTGACACAGGAGAAAAATTCTATAAATAACAACGACAGAGTAACGAACTGCCGTCAATACAAAGATTACAAAATCCTATAATGTAGCTGTAGACGATACAAGCAAAATCGTAGATAAACTTGTGCAAGTAGACCTTTCCTACGCTGCCAGCACAGGTGAAATTTCTACAGCATTACAGAAAGTCGCTAGTTCTGCTGGACAGGCGGGGTTAGGACTTGATAAACTAATCGGTCTAATTACTATTTCTGAGGAAAAGACTCGACAAGCGCCAGAAGTTATTGGGTCTGCTTGGCAGAGTATCATCTCGCGTATATCAAAAATCACGGCAAAAGTAGATTTGGATGACCTCGTTGATGAGCAAGGCATAACCCACACAATCAATGATGCAGATAAGGTTCTATCCAAATACGGAATTACCCTAGTTGATACAAACGGTAAAATGCGCGAAATTGGTACTGTTCTTGATGAAATCGGTGCAAAATGGAATAATATGAGCACTCTTGAGCAGAACCAGTTGGCTTATGTAGTAGCCGGTTCGATAAGTGCTGGCGTAAAACGTACTTAATTGACGGGGAACCCCTTTAGAGTCTTGACAACTAAGTTATTATAGTGATATAATAATGGTTGGAAGTAATCAATCCAAGTATAGTAAAATAGTCAAGAATTGGGCAATCCGCAACCAAGCAACTATGAAAATAGTTGAAGGCTCAACGACTATCCAGTTAGCGTTAAATTAACGCAATAGGAGTAGGGCGCAATTCGCTACTGCGTGGGTGAAAACCCCTTAAATCGAAATGGTACGGCATATCATAGATATGCAAGATATAGTCTATTCTCATGTAAAAGCGTGAGCATTTTTATGTTATATTGAGGTTATAAATGGGAAAAGTAATCAAATGGACAGACGAAGAAATTCAATTATTAAAAGAGCATTATCCTAATGATTCATGGGATAATATTTTATCTTTTATTCATAGAGAAAAAAGAACCGTTTCTTGATTTCGTAGATAAACATAGTTTTAAATTATTAGTCGATATAACATAATATACAAAGATAGCAACTTTGTGAAATAAATAACAAAACAAGACAGAGAAACGTATTTATTGCAGCTATGGAAGACTACAACCGCGTCCTAGAAGCGACTAGTGTTGCAGAAAATGCAAACGGTGTTGCTGCTGAAAAGATGACGGTTTACAACGAATCTCTTGAAGCTGCACAAAATAGATTAACCGCAAGTGTTCAACAATTTGCACAGGATTCTAACCTTGATAGAACCCTTGCATTAGCATACGATGGTTTGTCCAAAGTCGTAGAAATTCTAAATATTCTACTAAATAAAATTCCAGTTTTAAGTCCACTAATTAAAGCCCTTGGTGTTGCTCTAGCAACAGCTTTCGCAGGCAATATACTTAAAAATATATGGGAGACATCCAATTTAATCGGGCAACTTCCAAGTCTTGCGATGACTGCCACAAGTGCGATTGGGGCGCTAAATACAACATTATTTACAATAGGTTCTGTTGCAGTACCAATATGGGGTGTAGTAGCAGCCATTACCGCCATTGGAGCTGTTGCGAAAGTTGCATGGAACGCTTGGAAAGATGCTCAACCAGAGGCACAAATCAAAAAAGCAAACGAAGCCTTGCAAGAGAGCCAACAGAGTCTTGATGAGACAAATAATAAAATAACTGAAATTAACAAACAAATCTCAGAAATCAACTCTAAAGGTACTTTAACTTTAGCAGATGAGCAACAAAAAGAGAACCTTCAAGAGCAACTTGATTTGCTCGAAGAAATTAAAACAACACAAGAAGCTATAAATAAAGAAAAATCTGCACAGGCATTATCTGCCGAACAAGCAAAAGCTAAAAAAATGACAACATATAGTTCGGAAGATGTGTCTCAGTATCAAGCAGGGCTTCAATCTACACAAAATTATGCGACCGCAATATCTACTGAAGATATAAATGAGTTGATTGCGGCATATCAACAACTTGAGAAAGAAAAGAAAAATCTGAACTCAGCAGACGAAGATTATGCAGAACAATTAAAAACCAACGAACAACTAACATCTTCTTTTACCACAAAGTTGTTAGAGCAAAAACAGTCTTACCTAGATGAGATGAAGGCTCTTTCAAATTTAGGAGATACAAGTTCAGAAACATATAAGGCGTTACAGCAAGCTGTTGACATGATAAATGTCACACTTGACCCGTCTAATTTTGAAACACTTAAAGTCCAAAATCTAATTGACACATCTGGAATTGAAGACAAAATTAAAGAGGCTGTTCAGGCTGGCGATAAAGCCGGTGGCGAAATGGCTACGGCATACGCTAAGAGTTTCGCAGAAAAAATATTAAAAGATACTAGCATGAAACAATCGTTTGCTGAGGCAATGGGTGTCAACGTAAACGAGTTAAATATAGACAATTTAACACAAGAAATCCTCAGCAAATTCCAACAGATGTATAATAATATTTCTGATGGATACAATGATGTTGTACAGAATGTTTTTAGTAAAACAGATGTTGTTAGTGCTTATGCTAGTATTCTTGAAAAAGTAAACGAAAAGACAAAGGTTTTGTCAAAAGCATACAAAGAATTGACGAAACAGGGTAGCTTAACGACTGACACAACTCAAAAACTTATCGAACTATACCCAGACCTTGCAAAACAACTTGATTTTACAAGTGGTAAAATTACTCTCAATGTAAACGTTCTTAAAGACCTCTATAATGCAGAATACAAGTCCGCAGAAGCAACGGTTAAGGCAGAAATTCAAAAAACAAAAGCTACTATTGCTGGCGTAGAAGCAAGAATTGCGGCACTAGAAGCAGAGAGACAAAAACTTCTGCAAACTTTAGATGCGGGTGTTTTAAGCGGTCGAGATGAGGCGTTTGCCGAAAAGCAAATGTTGCTTCTTGAGCAATCTGGTTCTAAAGCTAATGCGAATTTGGAAAAAGCGGAAGAGCATTTAAAAGATTTAAATAGTTTACTTGGTCTTGTTCAAAACACTGCAAAATCTGGGCTAGGCTCCGGTACAAAGGATAGCTCTTCTGGGAAATCTGGTAAATCTGCCGCTGATAAAGCTGCAAAAGAATTTGAGAATGAAATCAAAGAAAAGGTTCAAAACCTAAAGAGTATTGTACAGTTGTATTCTGAGAATGCTAACTGGGATGACCCAACTGTCATCAAAGAGTTCCAAGACAGATACGACAAAATCTTAAATGAAGTCATAAACGACCCAAAAGCCAGAAAAGTTCTAGCTGATGCGTTTAATCTTGATATAAGCAATATGCCAGTTGAACAACAAATTCAAGAACTAACAACGCTATGGCAAAAACAAGCTGGTACAATTCAAGAATCGTATCAAAAACTTCTAAAGAATCTAGCTAAAGAAGATTTGAGTTCTGCCAAGGCTGTTATAGAAAAATATAAAAATGGTATTTATGGCGCTTGGAGTTCTGACGAAGCACTGAATGCAGCAAAAGCTGATTATCAGAAGTTTATTGACAAAATCACCAATGACGCAGATTACAGGGCTGCTATGGCAGAAGCGTTAAACCTTGGGGATATTAGTGGAGAACCAGTAGAGAAACAAGTAGAAGCTGTTATAAACGCCTTACTAAAGTCTACTGGTACACTTGATGACACCCAGCAAGACCTATATGATGACGCTTCTAAGAATATCAAAGCATTACAAGATGAAATCGAGGACATGATTGATACAGCAATCGGTTTGCTTGAAAAGGCTGGCGATTTTCTGTTTGATATGTTGGATAAGATTTCTGACAGATATGATGCTCAGATTGACAATCTTGATAAGATTTCTGACGAACTTGATGACCAAAAAGATGCCTTTGAAGATAAGATTGACCAGCAAAAAGAACTCCTGAAACTTCAAAAAGAAGAGATGGATAACGCTGACGAGCTTGCTGAAAAGAATAAATCTATTGCAGATATTGATGCTCAATTGATGGAGCTGCAATATGACAACTCAGCAGAAGCACAAGCCAAACGTCTTAAACTTCTCGATGAAAGAGCACAAAAAGAAAAAGACCTTGCTGATTGGCAAAAAGATAACGATTATAATACCAAGATTGACGCCCTTGATAAAGAAAAATCAGAATATGAAAAGACAATTGAAGCAGAAAAGAAAGCAATAGAAGCACAAAAACAAACTTTGCAAGATGCTCAGAAACAATTTGAAACTACTCTGGGGAATATCCAAAATGGTTTCAATACATTTATTAAAATTCTTAGTAGTGATTTTGTCAAGAACCTAATTAGCAAAGCACTAATTGGCACTGGTCAAGATACAGTGACACAATTGCTTACTGGTTATAATAAATTATTTGGTACTGGTATTGATTCTGACGTGACTGGGATAATCAAAGAAGGATATAAAAGTCTAGCAGATATTGGTAGTGACACGCTAAATAATGTTTCAAATTATAATAACGGAATTGTCAAGAGTGCGACAAAAGGTATAAAAAGTATTATCAGCAATACGACAAATGGCGTTAAGTCTATTTTTGATTCCAGTAATGGATTTATGAAAAGATTAACATCTAATGGTATATCTTCGCTAAATACGATTGGGACAAATGGCAAGGGAATTATTTCCAGTCTAGCTGGAACGGCAAATAGTTTACTGAGCAATTTGAATAGATTTGCCAGTGGGATAGGACAGATTGCAACCAAAGGCATATCTGGTATATTCTCTGGTATTAGAGGAATGACTAGCGGAGTTGCAGGCGGTATGGGAGGCATTGGTTTAGCTGGTGCTGGCCTATCTAGCGCACTTCCAATCGCTGCAATAGGAGCGGGTGTTTTGTCTGGTGCTTTGGCAAATGTTAGTACATGGCACAATAACATCAAGCTCTGGAAAGACAAAGACAAATCTACTGGTAAAAAAATACTTGGAACAATCGGAAATCTGATACTTCCTTTCTTGCCCGGTGGTATGCTGATATCAGCCGGGAAAGCCCTATCTAGTCTATTTAAAAAACACCATACTGGTGCTGATTATGTAAAAAAACAGAATCCTATGTTGGACAAAATGTTAGGACTCGGAAGTGACGAAACTGTATCCATTCTAAAAGTTGGAGAGGCTATTGTGCCCACATGGGCAAATGGAGCAAATAGTTCCGGCAGTAGTAATAGATTTACGGGAAGTCCATTTGGAAGTGCTGTAGACTCTGCCGTTAAAACCGCAAGAGTAAATACCAGAACGTACTCTAGTTCCAACAGCTCTTCTATTAATATCTCTATGCCTATTAATATTCAGGGAGACGCAGATGCTTCTACTGTAAACTCTTTGAGGAAAGAGGCAGACAACATTGTGAATAAAGTTCTAAAAACTATCAATAACCAAACTAGAATTGGTGGCTATAGAAATATAAAAGCAGCAACGATTTAATTGTTAAATTGCCGATACTATTAAGCGTGCTTAATAAGTCGGCTTTATTTATAAAGAGGTGATATTTAATGCCGATGGGATATCCTTTTGTTTTCAATGGCATTCAAAGTGAGTTGCGAAATGTCTCTTTGGTATTTATTGACAACTCTTATACAAATCGAACTTCTGGTGGAGACAAAAGTCTTGTTACAGCCTCTATTAGAAGAAATCCAAATAAACAATATCTTGACACAGAATATGACAGCGTGTTGCAGTTTCCTGTCGAAATTGTTTATGACCAAGCAGTTGATATTTATGAGTTAACCGACTTAAAGAACTGGTTAACTTCTCCTGTTGGGTATGAACAGCTTCAAATCTGTGCAGAAAACTTTGACCGGTTCTATTATAACTGCATTATCCATTTAAATGAAGATTTAATTTATGCTGACGGATATCGTGGAGTATCTGCCACAGTAGAATGTGATGCTCCATATGCACATGAGTTTGACAGAATCCAAAAGTATACTCTAAATTCAGATGTAACAAAAGTTGACACATTTCAATTTGTGAATTATTCAGACGATTTTGAGCTTATGAAACCAGTTCTTAAATTTCATATGGCAAAAGACGGCAATTTCAGCATTAACGTAAAACATTATAGTGAAGGTAAATACATGGTTGAGAAAGATGGAAGTATTCTGTTAAATAATTCAACATATAATGAATGCAGCTGTTATTGCAGAATGAATAATCTTCCTATTTCTTGCATTACAAAGGCTTTGGATTATAACGTTACAACCAATTTCTCTAATTTATCTGCAAATGACACTGTTTATCTTGATAATAAGAACTGTATCATGATGCTAAATGATTCATACTCAGAAGATTTATTCTCTAAATTTAACAAGAATTTTCTTAAAATTCCTAGAGGGTTAAGTGTGCTATCTGTATATGGGGTTGCAGACAGTATGTATATAGTCTATCAAAATGCTAAACGGTTAGGGGGGAGTTACTATTAATTTTACTTTTGATTTAAATAAAAGGTATGAATACCCATTTATTGAATTATGTAACCCAAATAAAAAAACAATTGGAATTGTTTCTGGCATTTCCGAGCTAGTAATCTCTCCTAAATGGGGTTCTTGTTCAGAAGTTACCTTTACAATGTATCGCAAGACAAACAATAAAGTTAACCCCTGTTACAAAAGACTAAAGAAGAATAAGCTCATTCATATTGATGGGTTTGGCTACTTCACTATTGTTAGTGATGATGAAGAATTTGAAGACAAAGTCCCTCATAAATCAATTGTTGCTTATTCTGCTGAATATCTTTTAAATAATAAAGGAATCAATCTAACCTTTATAACAACTGCTGGCGATATCAACGATACATCAAGCACTACAATTGTCACAAGTAATTATTTCTTTTATCGAGAATCTCAACCCGAAAAATCTTTGCTTCATCAGCTAATCGAAGTAGCGCCTCAATGGTCTATTGGTTATATTAGTCCTTCCCTAAAAAGCAAATCTCGCTCTTTTAGCGAAACAGACAAAGGCTTATATGGTTTTTTGACGAATGAAGTATCTCAGTCCTACGAGGCTTTGTTTGTATTTGATAACGAAAATTATGTCGTAAACGCATATGATACTTCTGAGGTTATCAAAAATACAAGTATTGTGTTGTCTTTCGATAACCTTCTAAAAAGCGCCACCGTTAGTGAGCTATCAGATGACATCTTCACCGTTTTAAACGTGTCTGGCGCAGAAGACCTAAGTATTGCGAAAGTAAACCCGAACGGCACGAAGAAGATTTTCTGTCTTGATTATTATACTGGCGTTCTTGATAAAACCGCAAGTAATTATTACGAGAATTACAATGAGTGGATTACAAATAACGCCTTAAAGAAAAAGGTTCTTGAGTGGGAGAAAGCAAATAAAGAGGCTATTTATGATAAATCCACTGGCTCTTATGGTTATTGGACTTCCTTGCAAAAGAAATTTAACCTACTACTCTTGACCCAGAAAGCTATGCTAACACAAATGCAGACCTATTATGATTCTGCTCAACAAAATATGTCTCTATATACTGACTATTCTGATGTTGATAATCTACAGGTCTACGCTAAATGGTCTAGTTTTCTAAGTTCTAAAGAAGGATATGTCACTTTTGGAGAAGCTAAAAAGAATAACTACACTATCATAGACTACTATCAAGTTGCGGAATATACAACAGATAGCAACCATAATATTACTCTGTACGCTTATTGGAAGAATTATTCACAGGCTTGCGAAGCTAATATGAATATTCTAAAAAATGGTGGTAAGCTATATACAGTCAAAAAAGAAGACTTTACTGATATCGGAGATACAGAAACTCCGTCAAGAAACCAAGACTATAACGTTCCCGCAAATTCTGCTCTTGTGGCAAATGGAGATTCTATTTCTGATAATGTTGTAGACCATAGTATAACTCCGGAAACAGGATATGCTAAATATTCTATCGAAGCTCTAACGAGGGAAATTGAAAATATTCAGAATGAACGAGACAAACTTGTAAAACAGTATTCTTACGAGACTAATTTTACTGACGAAGAAAAGCTAGAACTTGACCCGTTTATTATTGAAGGTAGTTTTTCAGACGATTCTTTTATTGTAACTGACAGTATGCAGACAAAGGATTATTCTAATACTTCAACAAAAGTAGAGGTTGTCCAAGCAAATGGCGATATGGTTATCAAAACAATTGAAGAACTAAGCCAAGATGACGTTATTATGGATGATATCTATGTTGCCAATCAGCTTGTAGACGCTGGTTATGAAAAACTAAAGGTAGTAAGTCAGCCTAGTTTTAGCTTTAAACTGGATAGTACAAATTTCCTGTTCATAGAAAAATTTAAGCCATTCATCGACCAGCTACTCTCTATCGAAAAAAATAAAGGAAGTTTATTTGGTTCTATTTTAAATGTACAACTAGAAGACGACAACTGGGTTTATCCATACCTTCAAGAAATGGAAATTCAATATGATGACCCAGATAGTTTTTCTATGACGTTTGGTAACAGATTTAGACTATCTGATGAAACGTATACCTTTAATGAACTTCACAATGAAACAACAAGCGCAGTTTCTAGCGTTGGTTCTTTGTTATCTGCCGTCTCTCAACCAGTTACTAATGGTACAATTGATGCGGTCACAAAATACACTAAGACTGCTCTAGTTGCCGCTAACCAAGCTATTAAGTCCACAGAAGATAACGAATTTACATTTGGTAGTTATGGCATTAAAGGACGTAAAAAATCGTCAGAAGATGACAATATCAACGGGTTCGACCCTGAACAACTCTGGATATCCAACAATAAGATTTGTTTTACGACTGACGGCTGGGCTACTACGAAAGCAGTATTCGGCAAGACTATTGTTGATGGAGTTGAATCTTATGGTTTGATTGCAGATAGTATTGTTGGTAAGCTAATTATGGGTAATAACCTCATCATTTCTAATTCTTCTAATACTTTTGAAGTAAATGAAAACGGCATGTCAATCAGTAATGACAATATGAGTATTCGGATGAGTCCTGACATTGGTCTTGATATTGCCCGTAAAACAGCTGGTGATGATTTGAGCGTATTTAAAGTTGACGAAAATGGTAATTTAACAATCACTGGCGGTAAGATTATTGTTGGTGATGGAGCTAATAGTGGTTATATCATTGATGGCAACAATGGTTCTATTACGTCCATAATGAAAGACGCAAATGGCGACCCGCTATTCTCACTTACTAGAGATGGGCACATGAATACTTCTGGCGTTAGAATTGATGGCAACGAAGTACCAAAACCAAGTGGAGAAATTACGCCAATTAAAGGCAATGACGGTGTTGTAGAGGACTCTGGTAATGGGCTTACTGGCGGCATTTGGGATTGCATCAAAACTCTTGTTACGTTTTTCTTCGCTGGCCCATATATCGCTATTCTAAATCTTGTAGGGCGAAAAGACTCTGATGGATGGCGTAACATTTGGAATTACTATTCAAGAAGAACCATAGACCAGATGATGACAGATATTAGAGAAATCGGGCATTACGAACTAGCGGATAAAACCATTGTTTCTGATATGATTTCTAAGAACAACGACACACTATACCAGTCTTTCGTAAGTATAAATACGAGCAACCTTACTTATTACAAAACTTGGACTGATACATTGCAGTATTTACAAGATAATTACTATACAAAGGGCGATATTAACATAAAATTTAACATAGACGCTTCTACTTCTCTAAGCTGGAAAACAATTACAGTTAATGGAGAGAGTATGAATGTTCTTGTTAAATCATAAGGAATAAAAGGAGTAAATATGAATACACAAGATTTAATTTCTCAGGCTGAAAAAATCAAGCAGGCACTAAATGTTATTTCTGTTTCTGGTTATGGCAATATTAAAACACTCGGCAATTGTCTCGATGCTATGACGCAGCTTGAAAATGACATTGCATCCTACGAAAAAAACGTACAGGAAGCTATGCAAAAGCAAATTCAGGATATGGTAGAGTCTATCAAGGAAGAAGTAAAAAGTAACCAAGAAATTATTCCGGTTGACTCTTCTAAGCCTAAACCTAAACGTGTAAGAAAAGAGGGCGATGATATTGCAGAGAATTGATTCAAGTCAATTTAAAGTATTCGTTCAACAGATTGACGATATTGAATTTTTTCAAGGGGACACTGTAACAATCCCAATCCAATTTATTGATTACAATGAACATGAAATTCCTCTCGTTAAATCTGATACTGACACGACCACTGTTGAGTGGCGTCTATGTCCATATGGACAGCCACAGAACCCCTTGCTTCAACTAGAGTCTACTCAAGATAACGCCAAAACGGATGATGTATATATCGACCCTGACACAAACGTTGTCTATGTAAATTTAAGTGACGAAAATACAAAATCTCTTATTTACGGCAAATATATGCAACAGATTATCCTGCATTATGACTTTGGCGATGGAAGCCCCAGAAAAGACTTCCTCCGTGCGCAAGGGTTCGTATTATTTAAAGAAAAAATTCAAGATTACTTCTGATAAGGAGGATTATATATGATTTCTAAAGACTTTGCGAATAAGATTAACGCTGAAATTTTTGGTGGGCAGAACTACATTCCACCCTCTAACTGGTATTTTGGTCTATCTACTCAGCCCATCTCTGATGGTGTAATCCCTTCCGGTGCAGAGCCTACTAATCCCGGTTATTCTCGTGCACAGATTGCAAACAACCAAACCAATTTTACTACCCCAAACTATAATAGCACTTATACTTTGAGCTTTGTCTCTAACCGTAATGCTATTACTATGAGCGAGATTACAGGCGGCAACCAGATTACCGTCCCTTATTTCTTTCTATCTAGTTCTGCCAGCGGTAATACTTGTGAGATTTGGGGAACTTTTGCCAATGCAAGAATCCTGACTCCCGACTCTCAGCTTATTGTTAAATCTGGCGGTGCGATTTTCTCTCTTGAGAACGTTTGATTATTTAAAGAAAATGAGGTGACATAATGATTTCACCTATTAAAATAAAAATCTGTGATAGAGATTATCACATGAATACTTCTTACGGAGAAAGAGAAGCAAGAGTAGAAACCGTAGACGGGGTTGTCGTAATAAAAAAGAAGGAAGACATCCTGCCAACAGATAGAATTATTTCTTACATTTCTAACGACTTTATTCAGCCTATTAAAATAAAGATAGTAGACTTAAATATTGTCTATGCATTTTTGCTTGGAGCTGTTGCTAGAGTTGCGTTTTATTGCGGTGTACAAAAAACGTATTTGTTTATCCTAAGTTACGGGAAATTTGTTTCTAAATTGGCTTTCTTCTCAGAAACCGACAGAGCATTTTTTAAGTATTACATGGAGTCTGAAATTCCACTTTATAGCAAAATAGAATCTTACGACTCTTTTAGTAAATATACTGTTTCGATGAAGTCATCTAAAATAAAGGTAAGATTCTTGTCTAAAATGACAACTAGAGTTTCAGAGGGATATCTGCCATTAGAAAAAGTTGGTATCGGTATTCAAAAAATTGCTAACGTCATTATTACAAAGATTACTTATAAAAAGATAAAAGATATTACACAAAACACGCTCGAAGAAGATTTCTTCGGAGATAAAACCATAGACAATTTAATTGAAATAAGACAAGATACGAGAAGTGTAAAAGAATAATTTAAATAGAGGTGATAAAATGCCTAAATCTACGACAAATTTAAGTCTTTCTACATATGATTCTACTATAGACAAAGACAATCTGTCTAAGATGTGGTTTGATGAAACGTTTGGCTATAGTAATAGCAACATGACTAAAATTGATGACGCATATGGAGAGCTAAAGGAGTCTGCTCCTACCAAGACAGGCGAGGGCGCTTCTGGTGATTGGAATATCAACATTACCGGTACTGCTCAAACAGCTATTCATGATGGTGTCGGCAACGACATTAACTCTACTTATGTAAAAGATATCGAAGCAAAAGACGGAACGCTTACAGTTAGAAAGGGTAACAACGTTTCTTCTACTGTCGATATTTCATCCCCAAAAGGATATGTTTTGTCTAAGGAAGCATATTTCAATAACTCCACTGACATCAATGAAGGCGTATGGCTACATATCGGAAATATTAAAAACACATCTGATAATGATTTTCTTAAAGTCTCTGTCAATATGTATATTGACGGGACTTTAAGTACAAAAAATCAAGAAATTCAGAGCGTTATAGTAGAGGGTTTTGTTGGAGAAAATATCTGCATTCATGATAAGGCACAAGAAACCGCAGATTTATTAAATACTGCGTACACGTTTTTTGAAGACAGTTATACAAATAACTGGAATTCTCTACAACAAGATACAGCACTAGTAGACGATATCGAAAGTGTATCAACCGTATATTTAGTTCCTACATCTGGTGGAAACGGGACCAGTAGTGCAGAATTATGGGTTTCTGCACCACTAACAAATTTAAAGGTAGCTGTAACGGTCACGACAAGTGACAAAAATAATTGGGAGTTCGTGCTAGAAGAAAGTCCCAATGTAACAACGTCAGAATTTAAAATTTCTCCACTAAAAGAAACAACGATAATAACATCTGAGGACGTTGCTGGCGCAAGTAATACTGGCGTAGTGAGGATTGGTTCTGGCATTGCAGTAGATGAAGCCGGAATCATTTCTGTTTCTCCTGCTGCAAACGCATATGTTGGTGGTGTAAAAGCTGGAGGTAACAATGTCAAAATTGCAAGCGATGGCACGATTAGCGTTCCGGACGCAACCTCCACAACAAAAGGTGCAGTTAAAATTGGTCAAAATCTGACAGTCAGTGATGGTTCTGTAAGTTTAACACAAGACAACGTAAGTTCTGCGATTGGATTTATCCCAACTAAAATTACGGCTGGAACAACAGACCTAACAGCAGGAACTTCGCCGCTTGAAACCGGTGTAGTTTACCTATACTATGTATAATAGGAGGCAAGATATGCCTAGCGGATATTTTGGAGTTAATAATACGGCCAGAAAAATACAGAATATATATATTGGACAAAACAACATTGCGTCTCAAGTCAAAAAGGCGTATATTGGTGACCAAAACGGCGTAGCAAGACTATGGTATCAGAGTATCGTTCCTATTAGTGAGCTGCCAGTAGGAAGCGTTGTAAAGGGAATATACGGAAGCAAAGAATTTATTATTGTTCATCAAGGAAACCCAAACACAAGTATATATCTGTCAGATTGTAATGGTACTTGGATTATGGCTAAGAACTGCATCGCAGCAAGACTATACAACTCCACTAGAAACTCCTTGTTTACGTCTAGCCCTATATGTGATTGGCTTAATAATACTTTTTATAATCAATTAACTATAAAGAAATATGTAAAAACAGCCACTATTCCATATTACAATGTGTCTGCTGATAGAAATAATGCATACACTTTAAATAATGGATTTTCGACAAAGATTTTTCTTTTATCTGCTGTAGAAGCTGGTTTTTACAATCAGAGATATGATTCTGATGACACTTCAATATATGACAAAGACGGAGCAAAACTTGATTATTTTGACAAGACAAATAACGCCAGTTCTAAACGAGTTGCCACTTATAATGGGACGGCTGTCGAATGGTGGATGAGAACGCCGCGCAAGGCACAGTGGCCCGGATACCAATGTGTAAAACCACAAACAAACGGAGCCTACGGACATGGACGCACTAACGAGACTTACGGGATTCGTCCAGTCATGATTCTTCCTAATGACATCCTTGTGGATAGCAATGGAACGGTTTTGCAACAAACACTTAATGAATATTTGTGGGATTATTCTATTGGTCAAACTGTTAAAATTGACGTTAATGGTCAAAAACTGACATGGCGTATTGTGCACAGAGGAAATCCAGACACGAGTAAATACGATAGCAATTGCAACGGTGTGTGGCTTATGTTGGACGCACTTTATGAAACCAGTCGTATGAATGGAATACAATATCCAGACAGTGACGTTGATTCCTATCTAAATACGACATTTTATAATATGATTGGAACAGACAGTAACGTCAAAGATTATATTAGAACCGCAACAATACCATATGTCCATGTTACAAGAAATGACGATGACAGTTTTAGCTATCAGCTATATGCGCTATCAAACGGCATATCGCGCAGGGTATTTACTCCTAGCCCTATCGAGCTTGGTCAGAGTGTTCATTACAATCAGTATACTGACGGAGCCAAACTTGATTATTTTGATAGTGCTGCATCGAAAAGAATTAAAACATTAAATGGAGTGCCGACCGAATATTGGACTAGAACCGCTCCTGCTTGGGATAGCGGACAATTTTATACTGTCACATCAAGTGGCAATCAAGGCCATAGTTATTCCACGTCCGACACTCATGGTGTTTTGCCATGTATTATTATGAGAGATGACGCACTCATTAAAGATGGAGTAATTATTGGCAACGAATAACATTATAAAGAGGTGATAGATTGAAAAACATTATAGATATTTCCTATGCGCAAGGCAAAATTTCAGACTATCAATGGGAGTATTTCAAGGATAATTTAACAGGGATTATCATTCGCTTTGGGTATCGTGGATATGGGAACGGCGCAATAAAATTAGATAATTGTATCGCTTACAACGTTTTTAAGTGCCAACAATATAACATTCCTTACGGCCTGTATTTCTTCTCACAAGCCATTAATAAACAAGAAGGAGTCGAAGAAGCTAGCGCTATAATTAACAGCGAATATTACAAAAATGCAACTCTTGGTATCTGGTTCGACTCTGAATTTAGCAATGAGAAACGCAACGGTAGAGCTGATGCAATTTCTGTTAAATCCAGAACAGATGCGGCCAAAGGCTTCTGTGACACCATTATTGCATCCGGTAAACAAGCTGGCATATATGCTTCTTCTAGTTGGTTTAAGACTAATTTGGATATGAACCAGCTACCATATCCTGTTTGGGTTGCTCATTATGCAAGCGATTATTCTTATAAAAAGAATGTCGTACTATGGCAATATTCAAGTTCTAACCCAATGAGAATCCCGGGTTTCAATAGATTAGATTGCGATAAAATTATTGACGAATCTTTCTTTGGTGGTCAGCCAAATATTAAGACCAAAAAAGACTATATCAAACAAATTCAATCTGCTCTCTGTGTAACCACAGACGGTATTGCCGGAAGAAAAACAATTGCAGCGACAATCACTGTTAGCAAAACTAAAAATAACAGACATGCAGTCGTAAAACCATTACAAGAGTATCTGAATTATCTTGGATATGATTGTGGCAATGCTGATGGTATTGCTGGTGTTAAATTTGACAATGCTGTAAAACAATTCCAAAAAGACCATGGATGTGTGGTTGACGGTGAACTAACAGCCCAAAAAACAACTTGGAAAAAACTTCTAACAGTTTAATCCATATATTAAAGGAGACGTATCGAAACGATACGTCTCCTTCTTTTTAGCGTTTTTAGATTTTCATTTTAATATCAATCTCACTGGCAATCGCTTCTGGACGACACCACGAATATTGATGCTCTGCTAACTCTGGATATCCTGTCACCAAGTCAACACCTAGACAATAATAACTATGGGCGATACAATCATCACATACGCCAAGCTGTCTAAGCGTCAATTCCATATCGTCATGGAAATAGATATCAGACCTGATATACCACCTGTCTTTATATTTAAAAACAGTTCCTAATGGCAAACTTTCAATCGTCTGTTTGTCACTATAGCGTACTTCACGAATACCAGCCATATTATCACCTATTAAGTACAAGGATACCATGCGCCATTAAGCTCAAGCGTAGGAATGTCATAATCTTTAGCCGCCTGATGTTCAATTTTGCAGCCACGAGCGTTCTCCCAACCATCCATAAACACAGCGAGGTCTGCTTTTGCAAGAACTTCAAGAGAACGTCCAAGATATACAAGGGACGGAACATCCTCTGCAAAATGGAAGATAGTATCAAGGATATTGATATCTTCACCCAGATACTTCTTTAGGTCTTTAATAAATTGTTCACGCTCATATTCAATTTCTTCTGTTTTCTTACCATTCATAGGCTGACTAATAAACACATTCATCTTTGGCATCACTTTTTCTCCTTATCTTTTGAGACAACATTGATTAGTTCAAGAGCGCCATTGTAAATAGTCATTGCGTCATCAATCCAATCGGTTAGGTAGAAACCTGAAATTACAACACGAGAACCGCCTTTGCCATCGTTAGAAAGAGCATCCGCTTCACGCTTTAGTGAATTTAGAATCAGAATTAGTTGCTCAAGATTAGATAGGTCTAGCTGAGTGAGGTAAAAATATTGGTTAAGAAGTATTAGCACGCCTGTGGTTTTTAGTCTAGCATCTTTAGTATCTTTGTCGAACATTATATCGACCTCCTTTATAAATATTATATCAAAGTCTCAATCAAAAGTCAAGACTTATTTATTACTACTCCCAAGAGCGCCCATACCACGTTCAGAATCAATCTTTTGTAGTTCTTCCACACTAATTTCAGAAATATTTACAACTGGAACGTATTCAACGGCAAATTGGGCAATAGCTTTTGAGGTTGGAACACGAATTTCATCTTCGCTGTAAACAACTTCATCACCATAATTTGACAAAACAATATTTCTATCGTTGCCATTATAAATGGATACAAACCATTCTCCACGATACCCAGAGTCAATCTGTCCAGCCATAACAATCATGTTGGCTTTTGTGTTGGAACCACGCTCACGAATAGCAATGCGATATTTTCTGTCGAAAACACTATATAGACCAGTAGGAACTAGCTTATTTGTATGGGGTGGAATTACAAAGTTATTATCAATATTGGCATAAATATCATAGCATCCATCTTCGTCACGCTTGGTAGGAAATTTAACCCACTGGTCTTTACGAGCAAACTTAATATCATCTACAGAACCAATCTGACCCGCCTTATCCAGACCCGCTTTAATTTCTTCATAACTTACTGCTTCCATTATAAAATTCCTTCTTCCATGTGTTATATTTAGCTTGCTTATTTCTTTCAATAAAGTCAAGCAAATCATCAATCTGTTTATTTACAAATTTAATTTTTTCTTCTCTTGACATTTCTTCAAAAGTTTTAGATTTTATTTCTATGGTATTATGATAGTCTAACTCTGTTCCTTTAATCGTCTCTGCTATCGGAGATACATTTGTAGTGTATGCCTGCCTGTTAAATTCTGCAAATTTTTTGCAAGCTGTTTTAAAAGATACAGTTTCGGTTTCTCTTATATCATTTAATACAATACTAACCCATACTGAGTTTGATTTATTCTTTTTGGATTTACAAACTGGCGAATAACTCATATATCATACCTAAAAACAAAATTTTATGAGTACCATTTATACGTCTGCATAAAAGTCCAAACACCATCGCCAAAACCGAGTTTTTCAAGAGTTTCACACATAAGAGTATCCATAGACTCATGCGCAAACTTAACGCTCTTGTACTGACTACGAGCGTTCATTTCTTTATTAAATTCATCAATCATTTCTTGTGGAATATTATACATAGTTATTCTCCTTACTTGCTATACCAACCAAGTTGTTTCATTTTCTTTAGGATTAGCTTAGTTTCGTATCCAGTTAACCCAACACAAATATTACCCTTAAAATGCTTATCAAACGTATCCTTATCATAGGATTGAATAATATTGTTTCCATCTGTCTTATGAACAATAGTTAAGACTTGCATATATTTATAAATGTCATTATAGCGCTCATATACGACCGCCCACTTGTCTTCCTTTACTTTCTTAAAGCCGATTTCTTCTAGCTTCTTATCGGTACTCTTGAACATAATTATTCTCCTTTTGAAATACAAACTGGATTTCCTCTACCACCAATCGGTTTTACTGGTTCTGGCTCTGGGATATAAGAAAACTTATAGCATTCAGGATGTTTATTGTAATCTTCAATAAGCCATTGAACAGCATATCTCAGCATTTGCTTTTCTTGTTCTTTTGTTAATCCTTGAAGAGACCTATACTCTTTTTGTTCCATTAATATTATACCTCTTAATTCTATTCTCTGTCAAGTGGGTAATTTGACATAAGTCAGAATTTTCTTTCTTTATAGGGTTCTCGAATATACCATCGTTTTCAAGTTCTGCCAAATCACCTCTACTCCCAATTCCGTTAATCATTTTAACAAAATTTGTTTGAATTGATAGTTTTGCCATTTTCTCAAGAAAATCATCCTCTTCTGAAATTTTCATCCAATACTTGTCAAATTCTTCTGCGGAAGCATATAGAAGTATACGACGCATTTCTATCCAAAATTCTTTTTCTTCTGGTTTACAAGTTCTTATAATATCTATAGTTGCTTCTGCCATTAAAAGTTTTGATTCTAGTTCTGTCATAGTAGTATTATATCTCCAAACGTAATCATAATAGGGCACCCGCAATTAGGACAATTAACATATTTACAGCCGTTTTCATTTATTTTTATATCTGTGTCATCCTTATAATAACGAATGTATTTACCACAATTAACGCAAGGTTCTGTAAAATAACGATTATTCGGCAATTTTATATCTATTGCATAAGCCATAGTCTCACCTCATTTGATAATGAAAGAAATCTTTTATTCCTTAATGATAGTTTTTAAAATTGTATTGTTAAGTGAGTCTGTCCACATAATAGGGATAAGAGATTCTGAAACAAATTCTACTATTTCATCACAATCAGAGAAATACCAATCGTTGCTAAAATAATCACGTTTAATTTCGTGTACTTCAAATTTATTAGATGAAATATTTTTGAATACCATCCATATTTCTCTACTATTTGTTCCAGTAGGAAGCCCATATTCTTCTATTGAATACCAATAAATTGTTTGTTCAATCATCGTTCGTCCCCGTCTTCTATTATTCTTCCAAATTATTTATCAAGACATAATATCTGCGTTACCAGAAACAATATCTTCTTCCAAGGTTTTCAGCATATCCTGATTAAACGCTTCCGTCCATGCAATAGGGGTATATGTTGCACTATCGAAATCTACTTCGTACCAGTCTTCAAAGAACCAACCTTCATCTTCAACAACATCAAAGATGCGACAAATTCTTTGAACCTCAAGTTTATCAGTAAATCCATTTCTGAATAATACCCAAACTTCTTTACACGAGTTCCGAAATCCATCTTTCATTGAATGCCAAATAACTTCTTGTTTAATCATAGCAAATGCCTCAGTCCACTTATATATTTTTCTTTTAACCTATCGGTTAATGTATCTAATAGAATCAAATGGTCTTTAATGTCTGCCAATTTAACAAACCATGCAATCTGACCATAACGTGTTCTAGCACTATCATGAATACGTTCACAATAATCTTCGTACTTCTCACCTTTATTTGTAAGAAGCCTTAGAGCTTTATAGGCGCATTCATAATCAGGATACAACTCGTATGGCTCATAATCTGTATCTTCTAACAAGTCGTGCATCATGGCAACACACCAGCATTCATTACGAATATCAATAGGAATTGCTTCATTATCAGAAGTATAATCGGATACACGCTTGGCGTGGTCAAATGTCTCTTTGTCATAGTATGTTCTCGCCGCATGAACTGCAATCTTCATAAGTTTATAAGATGGCGTATCTAAAACAGATGGATATCCTTCCATTTAATACCACTTCCTTTTATAATCATTGCAAATTTCTGGTGGACTGTTAAATTTACTGGGTCTACAGTTACAATTATAAGTCCATGTTGCATTACTATCTTTATATTTTAGGTATTTACAAGTGTCACAAAGCGGCAAATTTGACGGCTGTTCCTTTTGAGCTTTCTTTGATGCTTTATAAATCAGAATCAAAATACGAAGAATATAACTCAAACCAAGAATCAGAAGAACACCAATTCCAATTTTAATAAATTGCCAAATAAAATTAATCATAATTAAATATCCTTCCACCATTCTGAAATATCTCTTGAGTCAATCTCCGTATTTGTTGTTGATTCTCGGAAGCACTCACACGAACTATCCCACACTGCAATTACACATTCTGTGTCCTTTTCAATTTTATATCCATAGCGTTCATGGAAATACAAATTTAGAAGATATGGCATTCCGTTTTTGAAATATTCAGGGATAGGTTCATCAAATACATAAACCCACATATATCCTCCTGTTAAAAATAGCCGTTTTCTAACGCCCAGTTATCCATTGATAACAGCTTAAACATTTCGATATTTTCAGAGATATATTTTGTTGCATCTTCTTTTGTTGTACCTGTAAATGGTTTACCCACAAACTCTTGAATATCAGCAATAAAGTCAAGTTGTTTTTGGGTCGGTTTCATAAATTTACCTCCATCAAAATTCATTTTTATTACTCCAAATAGTCATCATAAATCGTAATAGTGTTTTCTTTGGAGTCGTCTCCTAAAGCACCGACAACCAGTGGTTTGTTGAGAGATTTCATTAATTCCATAAGTTCCTCTGCGGAATCAATTTCAACTTCGCCCCAATACCAAGTCCAATAAAGACCTCTATGTGCCTTTGATTTAAATTTGTAAGATTTAAGACTTGGATAAATTTCCTCGATTGGATTAGAACTATCTTTAAGGCTTTTAATTTGAAACTTCATCGTTATACTCCTTTATTCAATCCAACCATCATAAATTTCGATGACATTACTCTGAATGTCTACGTTTCTATTCTGGAACCACTTGCTTCCAATAATTAAAGGATAGTTTATACCTTTTACAAGACTATCTAATTCTTCGATAGAATTAATTTCAATACTTCCTTCATACCCCTCATTTTGATTCTGTTTGAAATTAAAATCTTTTAGAATAGGATATGCTTTAATAATAGGATTGCTCATAGACGCAGATTCAATCTCAAATTTCATATTATTCATCTCATTCAATATAATCATCATAAATCGTAATAACCGGGATTGACTCGTTTCTACTAAGAACAATCTGCTTATTAAGATTATGCTCTAGCATAACCAAATCTTCTAGTGTATCAAGTTCAATTTCACCAAAATATTCAGTCCAGCAATAACCACTACGGGTCTTCTGTTCAAACTTATAAAAGTTAAGAACAGGGTATGTTTCTTCGAACGGTTTATTCCAATAACCGACAGACTTAATCTTAAATTTCATATTATTCACCCAACTTAATAGTCACACCATTGTCGATTTCAATTGGATATTTACAAGTTCCATCATTAAAACATTCGTATTTAATAAACCTATCAGCATTATTCATGAGAACTTTCTTATCATGGCGATTCCAAATAATATAGTCATAATTATAATTTAGAACGTCCATGTCGCTCTCATTGGATGCTTTTGCTTCTGCCTCTGGATTACGAATTAAAACCGTCTTTGCATGGAACTCTTTCTTGTACTTATCAATTTCTTCTGGTTCACGAACATCAATAAACACAAGAGTATATTCGTAATTAAAAATATAATTCTGTGTGATATGCGCAGTTGGTTCTGTCCAATAATGAATCTGTTTAACGGTTTCTTTAAACGGTACGTCATCATATTTCGTAAGAAGATGTTTTAGACCACTAAGAAGGTTACGACCCCTTTCGTCCTTGTTGCCATCCCAACCAAGCTTATATGCTATTTCTTTAACCCAACCCACGCTAGAAAACTGGAAACAAAAAATCTTGTGTCCGTCATAACCGTTACACATATTCACGAAGGTATCTTTACCAGCAGTAGATACGCCATTAAGAATATAATATTTTACATTCATTTATAATCCCTCACTCTCTATAAGTATTATAGCAAAAAGGGCAGGGTTTGTCAATACCCTGCCCTAAAACAATTTTAAATATTTACAAGGACTTCATAGTTAGTTATGTGCCAATAATCTTTCTGTTTTTCAAGATGCTTACAGAGTATTACATCGCCAACTTGAAATTCTTCATGGTAATTTTTAGAAGTAATAGTGTAATTAGATTGTTTACCGCTACCAATACTTTGTGCCGTAATCTGTCTAGCCCACGTCTTACCACTAGCCTTAGACTTTAGTGTTTTAACGTCAAGAATATACAGCTTTGGTCTATCCTCTTGCTTTCCAGTCGCAATATCGACATAACCCATGTATTCTTTTTGAATTTCTGCCTTTTCTTTAATGGTCATTGGTTTGATACCTAATGACATAATTAGAGTTTCGCATTCATTCATAATAGCACTATTATCTAGTTGAGTATAAGACTTAGACTCCTTACCAGCTTTAGTAGTGCCGATGGAATGTCTTTCTACAATCGCCCTTACGACATCACTGTTAGCCAGTTTTTCTTTTTTCAAAGTCTTTGCTGTGCCAAACATATCATACATTTTAACAAGACGTAGAAGTTCTTTCGCGTTACCAAATTCCTCAAAGAAGTCTAGCTTAATAAGAATATCTAATTGACGAGCATTTACAGAAGTCTTTTCGTAAATGTCTCGTAGTAGGTCTACAAAGGAATTGTAATGGTTGTCTCGTAGACTATACAGGTCGTCAGCGCAAGACTGATTCATAAATTTTACAGAACCAATACCTTTGTAAATTGAATGAGATTCTTTATCAGGAAAATATTCGGCTTTGGAGTGTCTAAACTTAGGGGGTAGAATTTTAATTTTCTTTTTTGTTGCATAAGTTGTCGCTTCAATTGTACGCTCTGAATTTCCTTGCCATTCATTTAAGCAACAACTCAGAAATTCAAGAGGATAATAATAACGAAGCCAAGCGCACTCATAAGATATGTAAGCGTAACTGTAAGAGTGGATGGAAGAAAAACTATAACGAGTGGCATAAAGAATGCAATTTAGAAAGACATCCATAATTTCGTCTGTTTTGGCATCCGAAAGATGGTATCTTAGTTTTGCGTTCTCTTCAAAGCCTTTGCGAATAATCGGTAATTGGTCGCGCGTCCCTGCCTTCTTTGCAACACAATTGTGACATACAATACCGTCTGCAATAAAATTATGAGTATCTTCTACTTCAATGTCAAATACTTCGCACAAGCCATTTTCTGTAATGGACATAACACGTTGAGTTATAAAATCTCCCGTTAAAAGCTCGTAAGTGTGTGGCATATAAAGGTTTTCAGATAGCTTTTTGGCAGTTTCAATATTAATTGGATACCCGTTTGTTATATCATAGTCCCTTCCGAAAAGTTCCAAGAATAATCCTCTTGATGAAGCGCCGATGTTTTTACAGTAATCCACTGCCTCTTTTTTACAACTGCTTGGCAAGAAATACCTATAGGTGTCGTTAATATCAATCATCTCTTGCAATTCCGCTTTTTTCTTTCCAACAATAAACGGCATAATATAATGTTGAAAATTTCCAAGAGAAACTTTATCTGCAATGGTTAACGTATAAGACAGGTAATTATACCCTTTAACCTTTTTTGAGGCAACTACAGAATAAATACCAAATTTATAAAGCTGAGCCTGTAACTGATAAGCAAGATTCGGACTGATTGTGGAATATTCGATAGCCTTTCTCGTAAAGTTGTAAGCCCCATCCGTGTTAAATAAGCCAGCCAGAAAATTTGCTAATTTTTCTGTCATAGAATATTTCTGAATTTGCAGCGGGATTTCTTTCTCTTGGGATTTGTGTTTCATATCAAATCCCAAAATTAGATTCCATACTGCATCCTTAAATTTCCCGCTATAGATATGAATATAGTGGATTTTGTCTACTGTTTTTCCATCTGCTGTAAATTCATAAAATTCAGGGGTTCCACTTTTTTGCGTTTGTTTAACTGCTGATTTAAATTTATCAATAATTTCAGGGTCAGAATTAGTAAAACTTAAATGTTCTTTTGCGAAAATAGTTCCGTCTCCAATAAGAGCGCCCAACATCCATAGAATGTCATTTGCAGGCTTGCGATTACTTTTGATACCATCATTAAAATTTTTAAGCTTTTTAGGAGTAAAAACAAAATCTCCAACTTTGATATCTTTTGCCTCTATAAAACCTCTCTGAGTCAAAATTCTATGGTCTTTGGTACAATGAATTTTGAAACCACAATCACAATTGATGCTAATAGTGTCTTTAATACCATTATTAAACCAATTAGTTACTTTTTTGGATGTGATTAAGTTTTTCTCTTTAGAAGCAACAAAATCTCCAACTTTAACGTCTTCAATATTTTTTAGAGAACCATCTGACATCAAAATTCTTGAACCACGAACAATACATTTTCTGAGTTTATCGCTTTGTAGGAATGTATACCCGCAAAATTTTTGTACAAAAGACATCTGGGACTCCTGCATGATAGGATACCCCATTTCACTTGCGAGTAAATCATCAATATCTTTTACGCCAGAGACATAACCCTCACCCTGAACGGCTTTCGGATAAACTTCTTTTCCGCAAGGACGAATCAATGCACTGATATAGGCAAATAGGTCAAACTTGGTAATAGAAGGATTAGACTTCTTGATTTTGCACCAGACTTTATCAGAATACATCTGAGAAACAGTTCTCGCGCCGTAAGGGCTGTTAACCTCAAAAATCAAAGAGGTGTCGTCACGAACCGATTCCCAAACTTTATCGTCATTAACGTCAACAGTTTTAGCAGTTAATTTTGGAATATTTGCGAGTTTGCAACTTTTATTGATACAGGAGACGTTAGTCAAGCCTAATACGTCCTCCTTCACAAAATTCAAAGAGTCAAGCTCTTTCATATTCAGAACGGAAACAGGGTATTCATCTCCACTAAGATAACAAGTACCAATTTCTGATTCTAGGTCAACAGTAGCAGCAACGACACCACTTGCATGAGCACCGATACTTGTACAAACGCCCTGCGCTAAATCTACATACTTGAAAAGTTCAGCATATTTTTTACGCCAAGACTCATCAATAACCTCTTTTTTGTTTTCTCCTTCTGATACCAAACAAATAGCGTTGCAAATTTCATTTACGGTATCAAGGGAAATTTCAAGCCCGCGTCCAAAGTCTCGAATAGCACCTCTTAGGCCAAGCGTGTTAAAGGTAATAATTTCGGTAGTTTGCATATTAGAGAAATCCATTTTGTCGTGAAGCATCCAATATTTAGTTTTATCTCTATCTTCGTTACCCCAATCCAAATCCACATCTGCCAAACTATATTTATCTTTGTTCATGAAACGCCAGAAAGCAAAGTTATGCTTCATAGGATTGACTTCCGTAACATGAAGGATATATAGAGCAAGACTAGAGGCGGCAGAGCCACGAGCAGGGCCGCACCAAATATCATGATTGTGACACCACGTCGCAATGTACTCCTGCAAAAGAATATAGTCTACTGCATCAACTGCAATAAACGTTTCCATCTCTTCGTTAAGACGGTCAACTACCTGTTCACGGGCAAAGCCATCCTCCATCGCATATCTAATAGAAGTTTCATTGAATAGTTTTGAACGCAAAAGTTCGGTAGAATTTGGAAAGACCTTTGGATACTTAAAAGAGGTATCAAGAGTGATACTCTCGACCATATCTGCCATTACATTCGTGTTCTGGATTGCTTCAAGATACACGGATTCTGGCAAACAATTTTGTCTCTGATATGCTTTTACGAGTTCGTCATAGGTCTTGAATGTTAAATCCCATCCAGCTTCATCATCATTAAACTGAACCTTTTTAGATTTTTGCAAAACCTTTCTCGCTTCTGCATGGGCATCATTCAAAGCATGAGTATCAGTACCGGCAATGAGCGGGATACCATATTTTTGACTTAGCTCATAAAGATAAAGATTATACTCCTTTTGCTTTTCAACATTATGGTGTTGGATTTCTAGGAAGCACCTATCTTTATGTTCTGCTAAAAATTCAATAAAACGATTCTTAATATCTTCGTTTCCCTTACATAAGATTCCACCAACACAAGCAGTTGTAATAATAATATTATCGCTTGTGTTAATAAGTTGCTCGAAAGTAATTCTTGGAGAGTAATATCTCTGTTCCTCTCTAAAAGCGATACTAGACAGTTTGTTTAACTCTTTTAGACCAGCGAGATTTTTAGCAATTAATACGCAGTGGTAATTGTCACGGACTTTGTGTGGGGTTGGGTTATCTTCTGTCTCCCACCAAAGCTTCTCAGCTACATAGATTTCAATTCCGTGCAAATACTTCATTCCTGCTGCTTCAATGGCATCCTTTTTCTTTTTCCATAAGAAAAAGTTACCATGCTCAGAAAAGCACAGAGCGTTCATTCCGCACTCTTTAGCACGAGCAACGTAATCCTGATATTTGGTGACACTATCCATACCAGCGCCGGATAGATTAGAGATATCTGTATGACAATGGTAAATCGTATAATTGTTCAAGTTACCAACTCCTTTCTGATTATTATTATATACAAAAATAGTGCATCTGTCAAGATGCACTATCAATTTATTTGTTAAATTTTAGAACGGGAGATTTGGTTCTTGTGTTGATTCTGTTGGAATATCAGGTTCAGAGGCAAACGTGGGAGTAGGATTAAATTTAAGTTCAGGGATATTAGCAACAATTCTCTTGCTTAAATTATCATCATAATGAATCTTGTTACCAAGTTCACGCTCCCAGCGATAACGCATATTAAGCTCTTGCTCATCAGAAAAAATACGCATAGAACAATTGTCATAATACAATTTTAGTTTGCTACCAGCCTTGCCCGATTGACGGTCTTTGACAACCGATAGCTGAAAATCATAACCCTCTGAATCTTCATTCAGAATCTTACAAGCGATACATCTGTCAGCAATGTTAGCAATTTCCATTGCTCCGGCAACGCTTTGCAGACCAACTTCCGTTTCTCCTTGGGCAAGTTTGCGAGAGTGAGCAACGAGGGCTACTTCAACAGGATATTTACGAGTAAACATTTTAACCTGTTTGATAAAATCTGTCTGTTTTTCCAGTTTAGTATCGCCAGCGCAACCTCTTAAATCAAGACACATCAAGTTGTCAATCACAAAACACGTTGTATTATAACGACGGTAAGCATAATCCATCTGCTGTAACAAACTCATACTCTCTGTGCTTAGAGAACTGTCGTCTGAACAGTCATCATATACAAATAGATTTTCGTGATAATATTGACGGATTAAATCTGTAGCCTGTTTTGATACTGCATAGCCCTTTGGACGGTCTGGGCCGTTATCATATTCGATAATATGACGGTCTCCCGCAAGAGGTCTAAAAATATTACCCAGCAAGAACTGAGCAGGGATTTCGCCAGAATAAATAAATACGTTTTGATTTTGCTCCAATGGAGCGGCTACACAAATCTGATTTAGTAGGCTACTTTTGCCATTTCCGGCAAGAGCTGTAATCAAAGTAAGTGTGTTTTCAAAATTGCCGTATAGAACCTTATTTAAAGCTTTAATTCCAAAAGAAATGTTCGGCACATTCTGTAGCTGCATCTCTTCGTAATCAAACAGATGTTTAACGCGAGGATTTTCTACCGCTTTAGCATCTGCAATCATTTTTAAAATTGCACTGCCATCAATAGCAATCATTACATTATTAGCATCTGTTTTACGGATAGGTTTCTCTTGATTAAATTGCTTGTAATATTCTTCAACGGCTTCCTGTGCATAATCAGGAGACTCTACAATATAACAACGATACTCGCCCAGCTTTTGAACAATCTTCTTTGTCCCTTCTTCACCAGCAGTATCGTTATCAAGCCATAGGATAATCTTCTTAAATTTCTCAAGAAAGTCGAAGTTATACTTAATCCAATTTAGGTCTGTTGCGCCCCCCGGAATAGACACTACATTGTGACTACCAGACTGCCATACAGCCATAGCATCAAGATTTCCCTCCGTAACAATTAGAGGTTGGGTAATATCAATATTGTTGATATTAAACAGAGAATAACAAGGAGAACAATCACCCTGCCACCAATACTTAGACTCTCCATGCTTTACAGCGTGAGCATGACGATATTTAACACCAACAAGACGACCATTAATATCTTTGAATTTAAATTGAACGTCACCCTTTTTAGTCTGTCCAATATCAAAAAACTTAATAGTTTCCTCTGTAAATCCACGCTTCTTTAGATAAACGATAGCATTAGAATTGTCTTCAACAGAATCATCAACAGGGAATTTATAATTCTCTAGGCTTTCACGCTCATCATAACCAAAACCACGCTTGAAATCAAATTCAATATGGCAACGGTCAAACAGACGCTTTAGAGCTTGTGCGTAAGTTTCATCATAAGCGTACATATACGCATTGATGATGCTATAATTACCACCATTACTAAAATCGTGGTAACAAAGGTCTTTTTTGTTCCAAATAAAACTAGGGTTAGAATCGCTTGAAAATGGAGAAGAACCCGTTAGCTTCTCTTCATCAAAATTACGAAGATTCATTAGCTTCGCAATCTCGATAGCCTGTTCTTCGTTTCCAAGCATCTGTTCTGCTTCTTTAATCTTATCTAGTAAATCTGCCATGTTAAACCCTTTCTTTTATTGGTGATTCACACAGAGTCCACAACTATCTTTATAGCCGCAAAGATTCCTTCCGTAAAAGTCATTCTTGTAGTCCAAAAGCTCTGAATACTTCTTGTGTCCATCACCAAACCGTAATTTCTTCGTGTCTGTATTATAGCACGGGTTTTCAATTTTTACAATAGGGTCTTCAAGTTCTACACAAAAATCATTTGTCTCTTCGACCTTGAAATTATCCCAGTTTACAGAAAGGATGGCATCAATGGTACGTTTCGCCCAGTCCATAGCCATGCGATATTCTTTCTTGTCAAAAGGAATAACTACCAATTCACCCTTGCGGAACATATTGAAATAAAGGGTTTTAGGCCATTCACCATACTTCTCATGAACTGCATAAGCATATAGATATAACTGTTTTGCATAATCTGCGAGTTCTTCTTTTGACTTAAATTTAGACTTAGATTTATGGTCAATAATAATTAATCTACCACTTTTTTTACTTCTAGCAATAAGGTCAACTTTGCCATTAAACAGAGCGTAATCAGTAATAGGAATTTCAAACTCATATTCCGATTCAAGAATCTCCCAATTTGAATATCCTTCAAAATTGGTGAAATAATTCTCGCCATCTGCGTAATAGTAAGGATATAAGTCTTTTGAAAATGTATCAGACATCTTTACGACAAAGCTAGACGGGACTTCTGTTTGAAAGTTATCCTGATAATAGGATAACATCTCCCAAATTTCAAGCTGACCTTTCTCATACATTTCAAGAATCTTATGGCAGAATGTGCCAAACTCACTTAAACCACTTTTATCATTTTTCTTTTCATGCAAAACGTAGTTTTTATAATAACAAATTGGACACTCACCAAAATTCTTTAGTTTAGAAAATGAGAAAGTTGGTAGTTTCTTCTGCTTCTCTTCTTCCATACTTTCCCTCCTTTAATATAAAATAGCCACCACCGAAAGGTGGTGGCTAAAACCATCAACTATTGGTTAAATTTTACTTAGAAAGGAAGGTCATCAGACGCAGTAGGGGCGCTGTCAACAGGAGCAGACTTGGCAGTGGTGGCAGAACCCTTGTCCGCATTAGGATTGGCAGACATAAACTCCCAACGGTTGACAATCTGGCTAACACGAGTAATCTTGGTATCCTTACCATCGCCCTCAGTAGTAGAAGAAGACATATAAGCATCAACAAGAATGGGCTGACCCTTCTTAAAGAACTTGCAAATGCTTTCTGCGGTCTGACCAAAAGCGGTAAAAGGAATAAAAATAGCCTTGGACTTACCGTCCTTTAGATGAACATCCTGTGCAAGAGTAAAAAAAGTATACTTGTTACCGTTAGTCTCCTTTAGTTCAGGGTCAGCAACAAAACGACCAGAAAAATGCAGAGTATTCATAGATTTAATCTCCTTTATAATGTTAAATATATTATATATCGAACTCGACTAAAAGTCAAGCATTATTAGTTGTTCTTAGCTTCCAGTTCAGCCAGAATATTCTTAGCAACACCAATATCAGTAATAGAGTTGTAGTTGGCACTAGTATGGTACTTCTTGATAATACCAACAAGGTCAGTCTTGGATAGCTTATTAGCACCAACTAGAGCCTGTGCAAGGCTACCAATCTTATTAATAGTGTCAGTTAGTTCAGAAGCCTCGCTAACAGAACCAGAGCCATCATAATCAGGAGCCTGAGCAAAGGTCTTTGCAGAAGTAGCTTCTACATCAGAACTATTAGCCCACTTGATAATCTTCTTGCCAAAGTCCTCAGACAGAATGGTATAGCCCTCATTTTCAAAGATATGAGTGTTATCCTTTTCACACTTAGCCATGTGAGAGGTTACATCAATGTTGAAAGTAGTAGTGAAGTAATACTCGAAACCGTCACGTTGCTTTGCACCGACACCCAGCTTCTTAACAGCAGTACGACCACGCTCATCCTTATCAACTTCATACTGGTCTTTTCCCTTCATAGTGGCAATAATATGAATAGGACTATACTGCATAGTGTCAATAAACTTATCATGACGAGGGGTAATTAGCTTCCAGTCCTGATAACGACCGCCAGCCTGTTGCTGTAGCTCAAGACAGCCGCCCTTACCTTCCCATTCGGCAGAAGTGCTATCAATAATAAGAATGGCGTACTTTTCTTCAACCGCATAGTTAATTAGCTCAGTAAACTGTTCTGGTGCATAAGGCGGAACGAGGTCAACAATGTCATAATCAAATTCATTAGCATAATAGCGACCACGAGAACCCTCTGTATTGGCGAATAGGATACGTCCGTTAGTCCCAACATCAGTGCCAGTCTTCTTCATCTCTTCACGCATACCAGTTGCAAGACGTAGTGCGCTATAGCTCTTACCAGAACCACTAGGCCCCATCAGAGCAATCTTAACAGCAATCTTCTCACGAACAGCCTTTTGAACCTTAAAGTTGAATCCCATTATATAATTCTCCTTGTTAAATTAGTTGTTATTGTTCTTAACAAAATTCTCACGACGCTTCTTGCAATTAGCGCAATGACAAGGGAACGTACCATGAGCATTAAACCATTCCGCCATCTTTGCTTCCTTTACAGGGAATACACCACCACAATCAACACAGGTATAGTACAGAATCTTTTCAGGCTTATGCTTTGCCTTGTCCTCTACAGGTTCAATCATATTGATGTGTCTTTCTTCCATTTTTTGTTCTCCTTTATTAGTTATTGTTAAAATGCTTTTCAATAAAATAGTCGCAAGCATATTTCATATCTTCAACCTTGCCACACATATCATCCGAAATACGCTCTTCCTTATCGGCGATATCCATCAGATTCTTGGCAATTGCACGAAGATTCTTTGCCATAGTCATGTGCTGACCGATACGGTCATCAGTGGAAAGAATATCAAACTTCTTCTTTACAAGAGCCTTACCAAATTCTGCATCATACTCGTCATTATCACGAGGACGAACGTGACAAGTAATGCGCTTGCCCGGAACTTCAAACTCTCCAATCTTCGTGTGAACAGTCAGACGCTCAGTAGAGCCATCAGCAACCGTAGTCGTGTTAAAAATCTTCGTAATCATTTCGTTTCTCCTTAGTTTTTTTGTAAATAAAAGTCGTTTTTTAAAACCAGTCGGGATTGGTTTCTATATAATATTATACTCAGAAAAAATCATTTGTCAAGAGTTATTTGGAATTATTTTTGATAAATTCTCCGGCTCTAAAAAATTGTATGCTGTATATCTACATAAACATAATTTCTGCTTCTCAGAAACATACCCATGAGCGTCATAATATGACACAATATTTCTGCATAACTTCCGATAATCTGTTTCTGGCTTATTCTTAGAATTAATCATGTCATTAATTTGATATACGGTAAACTCCTTGTATAGCCTATCAATAACTTCTTGTCTTGGTAGACGCACAGGTTTCTGCACATCAAATAACATCCTCAAACCCATGCGGCACCACCATTACTTTCTGGTTTTATGGTCGTTCATGCAACGAATAAGAAAGTCGTATACATCAGACCAGTTGTTCAACTCCGGGCTAGAACCATCTGCAAACTGAATATCGCCAAATTTATAATCACGAAGATAATTGCGCTCATAACAAAGATATCCAAGCCAGTCGTCATCTAGGTCATTAAACTGTTCCTGAATAACATACATGAGTGCGCTCTCAAGACCGCTACTCATAATAGACGAATCATCGTCATAATCACGGAGCACCTTATTGATGGCTGTCTCAAAATCATCGTGTTTTGTGATTTCTTTCATAGCTTTTACAAAAGTTTTCTTACTAATCATTACCGTTCACCCCAATCATCCTTTTCGTCAAATAAGCAATATAGTACAGCTGAAAGTATAAAGACACCGACAAGAAACTCCATAAGTTCACCTCTTTCCAAAAATAATATCCATTACAATAATTGCCACAAAACACATAAATAAACAATACATATAAACTCTCCTTATTGTTTTATCTATAAGTATTATAGCACATCATGCAGTTAATGTCAACATCTTATCCCAACATTCTTTCAATTTCACAAATTTCATTTTCTATGCTCTTAATCCTCATTTCATAATAATTTCTCTTTTTACTATCACATTTTTCACTAACCTTAATTAGATGTTCAAGTTCACAGCTTCTATTTTCCAGTTCTTCGAGCAAGAAATTATTATATTCTTCTTGTTCAAATAAATTTTTATACTTCTTATATAAAATATAAATCTCTTGGCTTGGTCTACAATATGTTTTTCTCTTGCTACTATTTCCCTCTCCGCATCCATACATACATAGTGCTCTCTCTATATTACCCTCACTCTTTTCTAAATAATACCTCAACATTTTTACTCCACATCTAATATTAGTCTTTTCATTATACAGTTCATCTTTACTCACACCTAAAAATTTAAGCACATCCTTACTTGTACTAATCTGCATCAGTCCCCTATACTTCTCTCCCACGTCTCCCTGAAATCTACTCTCATGCTCTATCACAGCCACAACCAATGCTTTCATGTTTATGTCATACCCATCTACCAGTCCCTTATTATTCCACTGTTCATAATCCTCTTTCCAGTTAGGATAGATTCTCTCAACTCTCTGTTCTGGTGTCTCTGCTCCTACTGTTGTACACACACTCATCACTATCATCATTGTAATGACGGCACACAATAATTTCTTCATCATATAGTTCCTTTCTTTATTTTAGTCCATATAGGACTACTAAGATTATAACATAATTCTTATGATTTTGTCAAGTCTTAATTCTGATATTGTACTTTAGTTAATTATTTTAATAGTTAATATTATCTAATACAAACAAATACAACACAATATTACTATTCTAATATTTATTATTATGATATTGATTTAACATTGTATCTTGTGAAGATGACGTATTATGATTGTCGCATCTATAACAAGCCACAATTTATAGATTGAAATAAAAATGTGGTATCGTTCTTTATAGTGAATAGATGAGACTATGTATTATATAAACAAAATACATTCAAAATAGATTCCAATAAAAAATCAATTATTCCAACATTTTCACCACTTTTTCACACTACATCAATTTTTCATTCTCTCTTAAATTATAAAAAATAATTTAACCATCAATTATTTTTACTACAAAAATCATCACTTATATCTCATTTTACAACAAAAACTCGACTGTAAAATTTTTAATAAAATACTTGACTTTCTTTGTGAAATATGCTACAATACTATTAGAAGGATTTATCCTTCGTTACTCTGTTAAATTAGGTGGGAAACTAATATGAAAGAAAACAACAATATACTAATCATTGTAGAAAATTTACAGAAGCAAAGGCTTCTTTTCAAATATATGGTCTCTAAATTTGAAGATAACCTTTGCACTTATTATAACGGGATGCCAGATATCAGAATAAAGAATAAACATATCAAAATTGCTACACTGAACTCTAACCCAAACGATTCTTATGATTTAATTATTATAGACTCTACATTAGAATACAATAAAGAAGTTTACAAAATTGGCAATATATGTTCAAATATAATGGTGATAGACATATTCGATATCGTAGAACCATTAATAAAGGAAACAGAACAAGATATAGCGCTCAGAACACTAAATTACTGTTAAATTATTATACCCCTTATCTTTTTGTGATAAGGGGTATAATTTTTATATTCAGTTAGCTAAGATACAAGAACCATCATCATGAGAAACAAATTCCGTATCATAACAATTCAACCAAATATCTTCGTTTCCTTTTCCAACATGATAAATATAATAATTGTTTCCTATCGCATAGATTTCCATAATAACCCAAGGGTTATTCAAACTAAACCTATTCTTGACAACATCTCCAACTATTACAATATCGTCATTCCAACAGAATCCAGCTCCTACTTTCTTAGGCATTGATACTCTCCTTAATAGAATCAACGGCTTCCTTAACAGCGTCACAGAAATATTCAATCTCTTCACCTGTTAAATTCTCAAAGCTAACACGAATTGTTCCATTAATGTACTCACGAGGAACGTTATACGCTTCAAGTACATAAGACTTCATACCAGTATTGCAAGCGGAACCAGTAGAAACATAAATATGATATTTCCATTCAAGAATATCTTTTAGCATCTCGCCATTAATACCCTTAAAAGAAATACTCATAATTTCAGCAATACCGGGATTATTGATTCTGTAATCAAGGCCACGCTTAAATAGACCATCACAAATAGCCTTGTTCATAGCTTCATGCTTTTCCATTGTTTCCTGTGAATAATCTACAGTATCAAGCGCGTAATCAAGAGAAGCAATGCCAATAATATTCTCAGTGCCACCACGCATACCAAACTCTTGATGACCATAAATCAAAGGGTCAATACGGACACCTTTTTTAGCAACAAGAACACCAACACCAGAGAATGCACCAATCTTATGGCCAGAGATTGACATAAAATCAACATCAAGTTTAGACAGGTCGATTGGCATTTTTCCAAAAGCCTGTACAGCATCAACGTGAAACAGATGCCCATTATTATGAACAATTTCAGAAATCTTTTTTACGTTGTTAATATGTCCAGTTTCATTGTTGACCCACTGAACAGACACCAAATCCTGTAGATTAGAAGTATTATCATCTTCAAGGTTTACATTTAGCCAATTATAATCAATTGTACTTCCATCAGACTTAATAAAAATATTTTCACGGAATCTTAAATCATTTTTAAGTCTTTCCATAATACTAGAATGTTCTGCATTGGTAGTATAAAGACAGTCATAATCAATACCATTCAAAACAGTGTTGTTAGACTCACTGCCAGATGATGTAAAAATAATATTGTATTTAGATTCATCTGTATTTAGCATATCATATAATTTATGTCTAGTTTTCCTAAGAATAAGCTTTGCAGATTCAGCAATATCACTATTATCACTAGGATTATATAGATATGGCATCTTATTATATAACTTATCAGCTACACCCTTAGCAAGTGGATGATGGCTTGCGTAATTTAGGTATAATTCCATCGTTTCGTTCAATTTATCACCTCATTAAAATGGAAAATCTTTTTTAAATTCTTCCGGGTCTGGTACTTCTGCCCAATAAAGAATAGCAAGAGAATAATCGTCAATATTAAAATGTCCAGCTAAACTTTTACCATTAAAACAATACGGCTCTTTATTAAAGTAACAATAAACTTTATTACTCATCCAATTGCCATTACGACAAGATTGAACACCAAATACCATATAATTTCCACTGTTCTTCGGATAACTATTTTTATCTTCTTGAACAAATTTATTCCATTTTAGTTCCATAATACCTCACTAATACTCAGATAATTAAGCACTCCATACACTACCGCTTCTTAAATTCACCTCTAATCCACGCTGACACAAATAGAATAATAAAAGTCGCAAGAGAACCAATAACACATACTTCAATAAGTTTAGAAATAATATTTAAAAGAATCATTTTATTCTTCCTCTTCAATTTCTACGTTTTTATTCTTTCTGCGATAATTCCTTGCAAGCATCTTTTTACACCATCTTGAATGCTGTTCTGTTACCTGAAACCCCTCTTTCTTTTCATCCAAATCTTCTTTAGCCCTAACAAGTTTATCATTTTTGCAGATTTTCTTGTAATTAGATTTCTTCATCAAACTCGACCTCTTCCATCTTGTCTTTTCTTCTGTATTTTCTATTCAAATATTTTTTATACCATTTCTTTTTACCAGCATTGTGAGCACCGACCAACTCCTTATATTCAAGTAGTGCGTCTTGCTCGTTATCCATAAGTTCTCTCTTTTTGTAATCAGCTTTACCCATCGCAAATAATTTCCTCATCACCAAACACCCAAGTTTTAGGACATGGATTTGTGTCAAAAAGATTTACGTCACAAAAAGCACCGAATTTACATTCGTTACAGCAACCGTCTGCAATTTGTTTTTTGCAATATTCTCTTAATTTGACAAGACCATTCATAATCTCTTCATAATTATTCATATCAATAATCCCATAAATCATAAGGATGATTAGAGTAGAGATATTCGTGACAAATCTTATCAAACTTACAATCCTCACAATGAATACTCCACTCTGAACATAAATTACAATACGCGGAAAGACTTTTTATGGCTTGCGAAATGTAATCGTAATAACTTACATTTTCGACGTTAGTTTTCATTTTTTCTAGTTCATTCCTTTTAAACTCGTCAAGAATGCCTTGTTCAAACTCTCCACTCATAATAAAACCTTTCTCTTGTAGCTCATGTCGGGTATGAGCTTTTGTTTGTTCTTATAAGCATTATACCACAGCACTTCCATGTTGTCAAGACATAATTTTAATTTATTTTAATTTATAATGAAATTATTTTTTATA